GCAAGCTCGGCGGCCTTGCTGTCGTAGTCGGCCCCCATTACCGAGATAACGCTCTGGACGGCGGCCTCCAGCCCGGAGACCTCGGCGCTGAGCGCGTTGTAGTCGGTGACGAACTGGGCGGCGAGCCCTTCCACGTCGGAGGCGAACGTCACCAGGTTGGCGGCCATCTGGGCGATCAACGGCTCCATCGCCGCGACGTAAGCGCTGTGACCGCTGCTGTACCCCGCCAGCGCGGCCGAAACGTCGTTGATCGAATCGCCGACCTGATTGAACACGACGGCGGCCTCGCCCTCGATCAATCCCGCGTAGTAGGAGACTTGCTGAGCGATAGAGTCCAGCGTATTGAGGAACAGAAGCTCGTAGTCGTTGTGGTTCTCGGCCGCGCGGTTCAACTGCCACTGAGTCTTGAGGATCGTGTCCGACCACAAGAGAACCACGTCGTCGTATTGGGCGTCTTGCGCCTGCCTCGCTTCGTTGAACAGCGTCGTGTAGGAGTGCAGAATGTCCGTCATGGCGGCGCGGCCCTTGAAGCTGTCGCGCTGCATGTCGAAGATTTTCAGGGGCTCGTTGTCCTCGTCGTCCCGCACGTCCGTGATATACCAGCCCTGCGCAAGCATCCAGGCTACTTGCGTCTCGGGAATGTCCGTGGCGACATCGACGTTGTACCAACCATTGACGTTCGGATCGCTCGCCGTCCCGACCGTCCAGTCCGTCCACCCCCACGGCGGAAAGACGATTTCCATATTGTCAAGGCCCATGCCGTTTCTCCTACTCGAAAACGAATACGAGTTCGATGCTCAAGTCGGCGGCCTCGCCGCTTGAGCCGTTCGCCGTGCAGACAATCTCCAACGCCTCGCCCGTCTCGATCTTGTACCCGCCGGTTGCGATGCTTACCTGATCGTTCCACGTCCACGTCCCCGGCGTCCCCGACACCTGGATGCCCTTGTTGCTGTCCTGGCTGAGAACGTCGGTCGAGTCGATTTCCACGCCGATCTTCGGCTGCACCGTGCCGTCGGCGGTGCCTTGCGTCACGGCGGCGGCCACCATGTAGGCGTCGGCGAGCCTCCAGGTGAAATACTGCCGGCCGATCTCCGAGAGAATGTCCTTGTCCTGTTCGCTGTCGCCCACGCCGTCGAAGTCCGCGTCGTACTCGGGAATGTACCACGGGGTCAGGTAGTTGCCGGGAATCTTGAGGCGGATCGTGTGCGCGCGGCTGGGCAGGCCGTAAGCAAGCTCCGTCAACGGCGACCCGACGTTCAGAGTGATCCCCCGCACGTCGATGTACGAGTTAGTGACGACCTCCTCGACGATGCCGTAATACGCCACGCCGCCGTAGGTGTACCGCAGCGGTATGCCGACCGCCATGCCGGTCGTGTCGCTCATCGTAATTCGCGTAGTTGACGCGGGCGTGGCCGTGTAGTTGCCGCTATCCACCACGTTCCAGCCGGTCGCGAGCAGGTCGGCGGCGGCGTCCTCGATCGCCTCCGTCATGTAGTCCTGTAAGTCGGACAGGGCGACCTTGCGATAGCCGGTCCCGCTGCGATAGATGATGAATACGTCGGCGTCCTCGGGGTCGGTGTCCGTGGTTTGATCGAAGTGCTCCGTAAGCATGTACGTCGCGAGATCGCTCGCCGCGATGTAGAGTGCCGCGTCGGATCGACTGACGAGGAAGTGATCCCCGTCCACCACCGGGTCGGCGTCGGCCTGATCGCTGACATACTCCGCGAAGCCGGCGTGAACGTAGGCCGCCACCGCGCCGAGCGTCTTCTGCTTCGGCCCGCCGTCGTCAATCAGCAGGTAGTTGGCGTCCGCGAGGGTCGCCGCGCCGAGTGCGTCGATGGTCAAGACCGACGTTTGCAGCGTAGTCGTCTCGGCGTCCTGAGTGAAGATGTAGGTAATCAGCGTGTCAACGTCCGTCGCCTCCATCGCGTCGCCGCGCTCCAGCAGTACGGCGTCGGTGCCCACAACCGGGTCCACCAACGCGGCTCCCACGACGGCAGCGGCCGCGTCGCAGATGTAGGTCGCCATGTCGTCGATGTCAACCTTGTACTGCGTTCCGCTGCGGTACATCACGAACTCGTCGCCCGAAAGCGCCGGGTCGGCGGCGCTCGCGTCGTCGAGCAGGCTGTTGACATAAGCTCCCAGGACGGCGGCCGTGGAACTCTTGAGGGTTCCGCTGCGCTCCACCGCGACGAGATCGGTCCCGAGAACCGGGTCCACGGAGTCCCCGTCGAACACGGCCCCCGTCATGTCCGTTTCGATCGTCGTGGCGACGTAGGCGGCGATTTCAACCGGCGTAACGTACTTCGCCGTCCCGCTCTGCGTTGTGTAAAACTTGTCGGTCGCCCCGACCGTGACGACCGCATCCAGCCCGGCGAGGTAAGTGTCAATCTGGTCATGCACCCTGGCGGCGACGTTGGCGAAGGTCTGCCGCTTCGCTACGCCGCTCTGGGCCATGATGTACACGTCGTCGTCGGCGAGCGTCGCCTCGTCCAGCGCGCTGGGATCGAGCACCTCAAGTTGGACGTCGGTATAGTCCATCGTCTTGAGGACGCCGGATCGCTGCATGAGAATCTCGTCGCTCGCGGCGAACGTCGTCAACGGCGTGCCCGAGGCGACGGAGATTTCCTGCGCGACGATGTACGTCGAGAGAACGTCGATATCGCACTTCTTCTCCGTCCCGCTGCGAAAGAGGATGATATCGTCGCCCGCCGCAGCCGGATCGACCGCATCGGCGTCGTCGAGCGTGCCGACTGCGTAAGCCGCAACCACGGCGGCCGTAGCCGTCTTCGCCACGTCGCTCCGCTCCAGGATCAGCACGTCCGTCCCCAGCAGCGGGTCCACGGCGTCGGCGTCCCACGACGTAGCAACCACGTCGGCCGCGATCTCGGCCAGCATGTACGTCGCAAGCTGGGAGGCCGTAACCTCCTTCGCCGTACCCGACTGCAAGCAGTAGAAGCTGTGCGCGTCGGCGACCGCCGCTCCGGCGTCCAGGGCGCCAACGTAGGTCGCAATCTGGTCGTGAACCCTGGCGGCGATGTTCGCAAACGACTGCTTCTTGGCCGTCCCCGACTGGCAAACGAGGTACTCGTCCGCGTCGTTCAGCGTGGCGCTGTCCAGGCCGGATACGTCCAGGGACGACGCCTGCACGCCGTCGAGAACGTAACTCTGGATCGTGTCCACGTCCAGCCAGTAGACCGTACCGCTGCGATCGGCGAGAATCTTGTCGCCGGTCACGGCAGGGTCGGCCTCCGACGCCTCGGACCACGCCGAGGCCACGGCGTAGGCCGCCAGTTCGTCCAGGTCCATCAGTCCCTCGGCCCCGGATCGCTCCGCAACGATGTTGTCGCCGGTCAGCGGCGACTGCGCACTCGCGCCGAGCAGTTCGTCGATCGAGTACGCCGCAATTTGGTCAAGCGTCAGCCGCTTCGTGGTTGTCTGCACGCAGACAAGAATTTCGGTGCCACCTAACGGGGTGGTCACGGCGGAAAGTTGGGAGAGTTTCGTTCCCATGAGGGATGCCTTTACCGTAAGGAACTCGGGGCCGAGGGACTATTCTGCCGGAACGGTCATTCAACCTTCTTGACGATCGCCGAAGGGGCGACGGTCGCGATCGGAGCGGTGTTCTCTTGCAATTTCATCTTGTAAGCAACGACGGCAGCCCCGTTTTTCACGACCGAGTGAACAAACAGTCGAGACCCTCCTCGAATCTCGACAAGATCGTTCGGCGCGTAGACCGGGCAGCATTGGATGCAAGTCGCGGCGTTGCAGTCATCGCAGGGACACCCGGCGACGATCGCCACCAGCGGCACAAGCAGCAGCAGTAATACTCCGAAACGAAACATCGCAGCCTCCTTCTACTAAGGGTCAGCGAACAACTCCCGATTGCCCCATCTGGGCGTAGATTGTCTCGTATCCCCACCGCGCCGTGCTTTGCAGCCAGAACACGAACCACTCCGCTCGCGTTCTCGGATAGACGATCCCGTTGCGGCCGGCGGTCCAGTCCCCCGAAGCAGCGACGTAATCCTCGTAGGTATCGTCGCCGGCCTGGAAATACTCGATCGCCAGCTTGCCGTTCTCGCACGCCTCCTCCGCCGACTCGCCGGTCACGATCCGCCACGTCACGGTCCCCGACTCGTCGTCGAGCACCGAGCGATGGCTCAGCATTTGGCCGAACGTCCCGGGCTGCGCCGCGCGTAGCGGGCCGATCAAGAGGTGGCTCTCAATGTCCTCGCCGTCGTCGGTGCTGCCGGAAAACGTGCGGGCGTACCCGTCGGCCCCGACCAACAGCACGTCGTTGTCGTGCAGCGTGGCGGCCTGATAGGTGTGGTCCGAAGCAAACTCCATCGGCCAGAAGCCGCCTCGCTGGAGGTCGTAGAACCAGCTTGCCGCGCCCACGTCGTCGGTGGCGAAGATATAGACGCCCCGCTCGCGGAGCGAGTAGACGAGGTTCACCGTACTTGCCGTCACGTCCTGGAATCGCAGGGGCAGGCGGTCCTCGCTGATGCACTTTAAGCCGCCCCCGTCCGGGGCGACGACGTAAAGCCCGTCCTGGGCGAGAAATATCATCGCGTACCGCATCAGCGCGTCGCCGACGCGGGCGTCCTGGATCGAGCACCACGCACGCGGCCCGATGATCCCCACGCCGCGCGAGATGCACCGCAACGTCCCATCGACGACCGGATCGCCAGAGATTACCCAGAGTGAGTTTTCGGTCGCGGCGATCAGGCTCTTGTCCTTGAACGGGCACAGCGCCGTGCAGGGCTGTCCCTGCTCTCCGGCCTCGCTCAGTTGAAAGACAGTCGGACGCCCCAGGTCGGTCACGTCAGCGCCGTAGAACCAATCCGAGTGATCCCCCTGCCTGGACATATAGATCGCGTTGTCTTCGCCGGCAAGAATAAGCCTGTCGCGATAGACGCACCCGTGCGTCACGTTGCTGGGCGACGTACCGTCCTCGGCGGTCAGGGCGTCAATCACGCCCGTTACGACCTCGGCGCGGCTCGTACCCGAGCTTGTCACGGTGTACACGCTCCGGCCGTGTGCGAACGTGAAGCCCTCGGAGGGGATAGTCCCGGTATCGGCGAGAAGCGGGCTGTTCCCTTCGGTCAACAGCGTATCGCCGTCCTCGGCGAGAAGCTCGCCGACCGGAGTGGAGAGCACCCCGCCGCCGACGACTCCGAGCGCCCCGTCCGCCACGACGGCGAGCCGGGGGATCGCACCGTCCTCGGTGACGGTCGGAACGGACGTAACCGATACGATCGACACGCCAAGCTGGTCGGCCAGCGCTTTCGTCAGCCCCGGCCGAGACCCGCCCCGAAGTCGGGATTCGAGGGGGTCTTCCGGCCGGCAATTTACGGCCCACGGGGAGGGGTACGGGGGCCGTAATTGGGCTGAGTCGTGGTATCCGATCCGCCGGACGACCCCGGCGGCCGGAAACTTTAGTTCGAACTTCTTTCCGGTAGGCATCTTACGCCTCGTTCATGCCGACCCACTCAGTCCCGTCGCAGAAGAAAATCCCCAACTCGCCGGTCGCTACCGTGTCGATCGTATCCGTGTCGCTGTCGTCCTTGACGACAATCGACTCGCCGCCGAAGTTGTTGATGAACAGAAGCATCCCCTCGGCCTCGGACTCCGAGGGAAGAAGGAGGTCTTCCGTGCCCCCTGAGTTGGCGTCCACCCGCAGCACGTTGGCGGTAAGCTCAACCTCGCCCGCCGCCGCGTCGTGCAGCACCAGAGCGACCTGGGCGTCGTTCATGTCGATCGTTTGGGAGTCGAAGCGGAAAACGGTCGAGTTCAGCCGCACCGCGCCGTTGACTCCCGTAGTGTTGCCGGCTCCAGCGCCGCCGGCCTGGAGAATCAAGTCTCCGCCGTTGCCGCCGATTCCCGAGCCGCCTTCTGAGTCGTCCCCGCCGCCGCCCGCCGCGATCGTAAGGTCGCCGCCGTCGCCGCCGGTGCCGCCAGCACCGGAGGTAGAGGCTCCCGTTCCAGAGGTGATCGTTACGGCCCCGCCCGCGCCGCCGGTGCCGGTTACGCCCGCACCGCCGTTGCCGGCGGTAAGGACCGCCGCGCCGCCCGCACCGCCGGTTCCGCTGCCGTCGGCAGCGCCGCCCGCGCCGGCGGCTCGCGTAATTGCGCCGCCGTCGCCCCCGCCCGCGTTGGTGGTAACGGCCGCCGAGCCGTCGCCGCACTTTTCGGACCACGCCCCGCCGTCCTGCCCCGACGACGCAGCCCCGCCGTCCGTTCCGCCGTCCTCCGTCTCGGCGTAGTAGTCCTGCCCGGCCGTGTCGCCGGCAGCGGCGAACGAGCTAATCGCGGCGTCGTCCACCTGGAGAATGTCCACGCCGCCGATCTGGACGGTGATCGCGTTCGTAGAGTTAATAACCGCATCGTTGAAGTCGATCGTCCCTTCGCAGTAGATCGACTTGAAGGTCTTGCTCGCGCTGCCCAAGTCCACGTCGTTCGTAGTGATCGGCTCGAACGTACCGTCCGTGATCTTGACTTGATCCGTCCCGCCAATGTCGATGGTAAACGACGTGGAAGCCGTTACCTCTCGCACCGGCAGGGGGTCGGCGAGACCGGCGATCCGCCAGTAGAACGACGCCCCTTCCTTGATCGAAACGAGCGGCAGGCTTTGCCCCACGTCCTCGAACACATAGGTCGTGTCGTCGTCCTGATTGTAGCCGCCCGTAATCGTGACGGTGCAGTCGCCGCCGTCAGTCACAAGCATTAACGTAATGTAAACCCCCGCCTTGGTGGGCTGCCTGAGCGTGCGCGCCTCTGCGCCTGCCGTGACGAGAGGAACGAGGCCGAACTGCCGATCGGGAACGATGGACTGCCCCGCGCCGGGGTCCGTCATCAGGTAATCGGCCCACAACAGGTCGTAGTGAGCGCGCTCGCTCATGGCAGCAATCCTTTACGCAAGGGCAACGGAACCGGTGTTCACGACAATCTCCCAGCGGTAGCCGCTGGAGGCCGACACGGAGACCATTACAAGCTGATCGCCCGCATCTGCGAACGTCGCTTGCGTGTTCCCCGTGACGTTCAGGCCGCCGGCGGCGGTCACAACCGCGTCGCCGCCGTCCGTTTTCAAGCGGAGGACGAGCCAGATGCCCGCCTTGGTCGGCGTCGTCAACGTGCGGGTCTCAGCGTCAGCCGTTACCATCTCGACGACGCCGAAGTTTCGGTCTGCCGTGATGACGCCCGCGTCGCCGGGGTCGGTCATCAGCATGGGGGCCTTCAACAAGTCGTGAAGGATTCGGTGAGGACTGGACATTGGGATCAACTCCTATCAAATAGGAGGAGGGACCGGCGAGTAACGCCTCGCCGTGGAAAACATCACTCCTCAAAAAACAGCGTAATGGTTCCGGTTTTCGTGGCGCCGCCCTGCGCGACCGCGACCTTCATGCTCTCCCCTTCCAGGTAGATGTCCACGAAGGCGTCGGTAGCGTCCGACCCGTCGGCGACTTTGCTCGCCAGCGCTCGCGGGTATACCCAGACCGTTGACGTGCCGGCGTCGGTGAGCGTGACGATCGGCGTGCCGTGCGTGTTGCCGGTGATCGTCAAGTCGGCCCCGGTGACGATCGTTCCGGGAACGTACTTGATCGCGTGGATTCTGCCGCGAATCTTCGACCCGACGTAGACGGTCGCGGTCCCGTCGGCGGCGGTAGTGATTGTCGCTGAAACTGACTGGATCATAACGTAACTCCGTTGAGTGTGAGGTCGCCGACCCTGGTAAACGGCGGCAAGTCCGACGTTTCGTCGCCGCCCCGATCCGAGCCGAGCGTTCGCGGGCTCGCCTTGTCTTTATCCTCCTGGATAGCAAACTCAAGCACCGCCAGGTAACGCTTGGAATGAACGCCCTCCGTCTCGTCCATATGGCGCTCCGCCGCCGCGTAGCACGCCTCGATGATGACGCGAGAGAGGACTTCCGCCCCCAGCGGGTAGGGATTGTCCGCGTCGATCATCGTGGCCCGCATGTTCATCACGCCGGTCAGGACGTACTCGCCGTCGGGCGTCGGATAGAACACGACCTGCCGCTGCGATCCGGCGGTCGCGTCGAACGCCTCGACAATCTGCGCAACAATCTGCGGGCGGTCGTAATACTCGTTATGCTGCCGCATCCGGCGAATCTCGGCCTCATGGACGAACCGGACAGGCGGGTAGCCCTCAGAGCCTTCCGGCTCGTAAGTGAGGTATTCCGTCGCGAAGGAGTCGAAGCTCGACGGAAGATCGTAGACGGCCCGGCCTAGTGAGTACGCCGTCCCGGCGTCCACGTCTACGGACGTGTCGGTTAGCGTGACCTGCGCGTCGCCGTCCCGCGAGTCCACGTCGTAGCTATTTCCGTCAACGGTAAGCACGCCGTCCTCTGCCCAGGCCGGGAATGTCCCGTCCGTGAGGGTCACTACGCCGCTTACAACCTCGACGGTCCCTGTCGCGTAAGCGGCGGTCGTTGTGATTGTCTGCCGCTGCCTAAAGAAACTCCACCGATGGGCCTGATAAACCGACTGCAAGCCGTCCATGATAATGTCGTTCAGGTCGTCGGTTTCGGCCTCCGAGAATCCCGTGCGCTTGCCGAATACGCGGCGACCGAGGAGTTCGACAAGCTCGCCGTAGCCGACCGCCATAACGGCGGAGCCGCCAGCGGGGGGCGACACCTCAGACCACCCGCCGGAAAGCGGCCAAACATCGCTGTGGTCGTGCGCAGTAATCCCGTCCACCGTCGCGGTGAGCCGCAGCTGCACCTCGTCCGACGCCACCCAGTCCGACGGAACCGTCACCACGGCTTTATAGAGGCCGGTCGCGACGTTCGTTACCGTGACGGTCTCCGCCGTCGATGCCCCGTTGCGCAGCAGCACGCAGCTTGGGGTGGAATCGGCGTTTTTCGCCGCCCCGGTAGAGACTTGGTGCGTCGGGAACTCGTAGGCTATCGTGTCGCCCGGCTGGTACATATCTGACTCCTTACAACCCGCTTCGGAAGACCGGGGAGCGGAATATCCGCGAATCGAACACGTCGCCCGGCCCGCTGGCCGCCTGGGACAGCCCGCCGGCGACGGTACGCACTAACGGAATCGCCTGTACGACAACGCCCGAGACGCCCACCGAGCCGGTGAGGGCTTGGCTAACGGACGGAATCGCTTGATCGACTACGGTTGGATCAGTGTACTCGCCCACCAACGCCTGCCCGAACTGGGGAAGCGACTGCACGGCCGCCCCGGCAACCTTCGCCGTGCCGGTAAGCGATTGCTCGAATCGAGGGAAGGCGTGCAGAGCGTCGCCGTCGATCGCCTCCCACCACGCGGCGGCCTCCTGGGAGGGCTGCGGAAGAAGCTGGACGATCGCGCCGGAAATCCCCACGGAGCCGGCGGCCGCTTGCCCGAACTGCGGAAGGGTCTGCGCAACGCTGCCCGACGCAACCGTCCCGACCACCCCGACAAGGGCTTGCTGGAACGACGGTAGTGTTTGCGAGGCAGCGCCGCTGATCGCGACAGACCCCGTGGCCGCCTGCCCGAACTGGGGGAGCGACTGAGCGATAAAGCCAGTTGAGACCGACCCGATCGTTCCCGCCGCGTCCTGCCCGAACTGCGGAAGGGTCTGCACGATCGCGCCACTGACGCCGACCGCACCGACAGCGACTTGCCCGAACTGAGGTAGGGCTTGAACGGCAACGCCGCCGGCAACCACGGCCCCGCCGGCGGCCTGTTCGAACTGGGGCAGCGTTTGCGAGGCTACCCCGCTGATTTCGACCGAGGCGGAAGCAATTTGGCCGAACTGAGGGAGGGCTTGAGAGATCGCCGCCGAGAGGCCCACGGACCCGGCGAGGTTCTGGCCGAACGTGGGGAGAGTCTGAGTAGCGCCGCCCGTACTCCCAGCAACAACCGTACCTGCCGCCGCCTGCGCAAATGCAGGCAGGGACTGGTCGATGTTGCCGGTAATTGCAACAGACCCAACAAGCTCAAGTCCTAGCGGGTGGTTCGCCATCGCTTAGATTACTCGCAGGGGAGCTTCACCTTCCACGAACTCAGCGTCACGGTCTGCCCCGTAGCGATGTTCGTGTTATCGAGGATCAGGTCGGCGGTCGCGGTGTCCACGCTGCCGTCGATGATCGCCGTGCCGTCCTTGTTCACCACGCGGAACCAGCTTGCCGTCCCGCTCGCCGTGGCCGACGTACAGGACTTGGGCAGGATGCTCGACGTGGCAATCGCCGTGTCGGCCTCCGTCCCCGTGCCGGTCGTCGCCGCGCCGAACACGGCCGCCGTGCCGAGGTCGATCTCAGCCAGTTTGGTCTGCGTCGTCACGGCGTCGTCCGGTCGGCCCGGCTGCGTGCCGTCGTAGATTCGCAGGAGCGGGTTCGCGGCGGTCCCCGTGTCGATCCGGTCCACCACCGCGTCCAGGGCGGCCTTGGCCGCCGCCATCGAGATGTTTGTGTCTGCCGCCATCGCGTAAAACCTCCTATTACTGGACGCTGCCAACGGCAGCAGTTTCAAGCCTCCCCAGGACATTCGCCCGGGTCTCGCTCAGTTCGTACAGGTCATAGCCCCAACGCTGCATCGTTTTCGCGTGCGCCTTTTCGATCCGGCGCACCTGCTTTCTGGTTAGCGCGTCGCGCCAGCCGCCCGCCTCGCCGCGACGGAAGAACTTGTCGCCCTTACCGTTCTCCTGGAACCCCGTATCGCCTTCAAGCGACTGGAGGTTCTCGAACTTGGTTTGCTCCAGGGCGAACTGGAACCGCTCCTCGTCGTCGGCGTCGATGCCCAGCGCGGCGAGCACGCTTCGGAACCACTTGGCGGGATCGGCCAGGAGGTCCTCGTACCGGACGACGCCGGTTCGCACGTCCTTGTTTGCGGTCGTCCAGCTATTGACGTGCATCGACCAGGACGAGAGGATGTGAAACAGCTTGTACGGCTGCTTTTCGAGCATCTGGCCTTCGTGCGCCATCTTCTCGATCGCCTCGTCCACCTTCACTCCCAGGTGGTGCGCGAACGAGACCGCCACGTCGCGAGGGTCGCGCACGATGTAGAGCGCCCCCTTGCTCAGCTTCGGCGGAATCATCGGCATCCCATCCACTTCGACCTTCGCGTTGTGGGTCTTCAACGCGCAGTCCTTGGTATGGGAAGTAGCGACGTGATTCAGCAGCACGGCGGGGCGGTAGTAGAAGCAGTCCACGTCAATCATATCGGTCACGGGCTGCGCCGACGTAAGTTGGTACAGTTGCGGCTGGAGATCGCCGGTCGCGTACTGCCACGCCGAGTTGATGTTCGTCGGCCAGCCGGTGACGTAGGCGTTGACGAACATGCGCACCCAAGTCGAACCCGACTTCGGGTAAGATGCGATCCACCAGATTCGTTGTCGGTCGTTTTCCATTATGCTACCCACTGGGGAATGGTTTGGATGATGTTGCCCGTGCGACCTGCCGCCGCCGGCACGACCACCGGCACCGTCACCCGCCGAGGCTGGACTAGGGCGTGGGGGTCGGCGTAAAGGGTCTGGATTTCGTTGGAAGTAATCGCACGTCGCCAAATCGCTACGTTGGCAATGTTTCCGTCCAGTAATCCGAAGGTTGAATGAGGTCCAGTCCCATCCACGTCATTGTAACGACCGAGCATTAGGTCGTAGCCGGTGCTCACGTCAATGCCGGCAGCAGCCGAAATATCATCAGATGCTTTCAGCACACCATCAACCCACAAATCTAGGTTGCCAGTGCGATTCCATCTGGCACAAACGTGATGCCACTTACCGTCACGCCCAACATCGCCAGCGTTTGCCGTAAAGTTGCCTGCGGAAGAAGTTAGAGTCGCATGTAATGCGCTACCATCAATCAGAATGTACCATCGGTTATCTGCTGCTGCATACCGACTTTTCGCTATCAGAGTGCCGGACGTATCGGTTGTCCGAACCCACATTGACACGGTTTGGCTATCCGTGCCCATGTCAAGCACATCACTAAAGTTAACGTATCCCGCAGGACCACCGTTGCATCGCAACGCCGGGCCGAACTCACTTGTGATCCAGTTAGCCGTTGGCGTGCCATAGGTGATAGCTCCGTCGTGCGTGCCGAAACTATCTATGAGCACACTGCCGGTTGCACCCAGCGACGTTTGCCAGGCTGCTTTCAGCCCATCCCACAGCCCCGGATTCTTAGCCTCGGAAGCGTTCCTTGCAAACCCCTGCCCATAACTCGGAACCGTAACTTCACGCGAGGCGAGGGCGGCTTTCCAAGTCGTAGCCGCTGCGGGGAGTTTGACGGGGACGGTGACGCGCCGAGGCTGCACTAGGGCGTGGGGGTCGGCGTAGAGTTGCTGGATTTCGCTGGGAGTGAGGGCTCGGTCCCAGATGCCAAGCGCAGCCAAATCGCCGTCATACAGATAATCATCCCAGTCGGGGTCGCCTTCCTCATAATACTGTAACCCAAACGTTGTTTCCTTCGTACTGTTATACAGCGATGCCGGGCACGTTCCGTTGCTTGCCTCTAAGACGCCGTTATAATACATCCGAGTGGCGTCACCAGATTGGTAGGTTACTACCAAATTCAACCACTGACCCATATTGACGACACTACCCTGCACGTTATTCGCACTTTGGTACGTCCCGTCAGCAGACAAGGCGACTTCTGGTTTGTTGGTATCACGCAAGAAACAACAGAACGAACGAGTATTTTCGCCGTATCCGACGTATTTAGAAATCAACCCTGGATTTGTTGACGAAGTGCTTCTCGGTCTAAAAACGCACCACATAGTCAGAGCAGTTGTTGGGTTGACCACGCCGCCTTTCAAGTAGTCTCTTGTTTGGTAACCTGTAAAAGAAAGATTACCTCCATACTGCGACACGCCCCAATCTTGAGCAGGTTCCAGCCATCGCAATTCTGCGTCCCGACCATGACCGGAAATGTCCGTTAAGCGACCAACCGATGCTACTCCGGTATCCCAACATGAATCTTGTCCAAGAAAGGGCAACCAAAGTTGTTGCAGTCCATCCCACAACCCTGGATTCGCCGCGTCCGATTGCGAACGTGCGAATCCCTGCCCGTAACTCGGGATAGTTACTTCACGCGAGGCAAGGGCCGCTTTCCAGGTGGTTCCCCCAATCGCCAGCACCGCCCACTTGCGAGCCGAACCCATCGTAGCCGAGAAATTCAGCGTCCGTCCGTCGCTGTCAAACGAAGTCAGCGTTGCGGCGAATCCCGCTGAACCGTCGTGCTGCGGGACGTTCGACGCCTGATCGTCTGCGATGCTCTGGTTGTCGGTCGTGCCTTGTGCGTCCTCTTCAGCAATCGCCGTGCAATACTGATTGCTCGCATCCATTGCGGACACGGCAAATACACCGCCCTGCCCGTCCGTCTTGAGCGTGTCAACGGCGTCCACCATCGACTGCAAATCGAGGCAGAACTCGGGCGTGAGTCCCCATCCGGTTTCGGCATCAGCGCCCGTGCTGGTCGGCGTGTCGTAGGTGGCGACCTTTACGCTTTTCACGCCGCCAAAATTGAGGGACAGGCAACCGAACACGTCGCCGGAATTGCCGCCACGGGGATACAGCGAGTAGCCGTTCGCATCGAAGTTCGTACACTCAACGCTGTATTGCTGGGCATCGGCGTAAATCTGTGCAGCGATGCGGTCGGATTCCAAAATAGCATTTGTTACCGAGGTGCCCGATCCGCCCTGAGATGCCCACGCCAAAGCCCGCTGAGTATCGCTGCCGTCATTATGAGCGAATCCTAGAGAGAATACGGCTCCCGCCGTGCCGGTGGTGAACGACGAAAGGCCATTTAGTGCTAGAAGGTTTACATCAGGCTCGAAGCCAGGATCTGTAACATTTAGCTCTACATCTTGATTTCCCAGCGTGCCCGTATGGGCGTCGGCAGACAGGTCCGCGCCGCCGAAGAACACGCAGGTTATCAGGTAGCCGGCTGGCGGCGTCGTCGTCCAGTTGATCGTTACGCCGTAATCGGCACCGCTGTTGTACCAAGAACTGAACTCCGCTTGACCGGCGATGGATGCACTGCCGTAATAGGTTATGCAACGTGAAGAACTGGATGCACGTCCACACTTAGAACTGACCTCTCCGTGCTCGGAATAGGTTGCAAACGACCACTCATTCGTGCCGTCCGTCGCACCTACGCCTATCCGAATGTAATCTTGCGCCGTGCCATCCGACGTACAGCGAGAGATAATGAAAAACACCGCCTTGGGCTGCGACGAGAATCCCGGTGCGACGATATTCTGCGTACCGCCGCCGGTATCCGCCACGACTCGGGTTGTGCGAATCAACACGCCCATTTAGCGAATCGGCTCTACCGCCGCCCTTAGATGGAGGTCGTCATCCACTTTTGACTTGCCCCACAAGCCCGCTTCCGTGAGGCAGAACACCCGTTCCAATTCCCAGAGATACGCGATCTGCTCGACCCGCTCCAATCGGTCATACCGCTTTTTGATGGCGGCGACTTCCCGCTGGTCGTCGGCGGTGAGCCGAAGGGCAGACGCCATGTGTTCCAGCGTCCATTTGCCCTCGCAATACTGCCCCAGGGCCGCAGACAAGTAATGCACGGCGAGCGATTCGTACTCGCTGCCCTCGTTGCCGCCTTCGGTAATTCGTTCGTAAATGGCCATTAGTCTTGCACCTCGTCGATCAGGGGAATCAACGCGACGTACATCTCGACGGCATCGCCCTCGAAGGCTTGCCCGCCGTTGTTCAGCACGACCGGCATCCCGTAGCGAGTAGGCGGCGAGAAGATGAACGTCTGCCGCTGTACGGTCGTGGCGGCGTCGTTCGTGCAGACCAAGCAGCCGATCAAGATTAGCTGCTTGACCCACTCGGCTTCCTCGCCGTTCTTGTAGTCGCCGTCCGAACCGCTCGCCCCGCCCGTGTTGCCGGTTCCGGCCGTCGCGGAATAGGACGAGGCCCAGTAGATTTCGACGACCTCGCCGGCAGTCGGGGCCACGTCGAACTCGATGCCGACCGCGACGGCATGACGCGCCGCCCAGGTTGCACCGAGGTCGGCCTTGGCCCCTTCGCGGGCTTCCGTGTCGGCCACGCTGGTTAGATCGAGTTGGTGCGTGCGGGTGATGCCGCTTCCCGTACTGCTGTAATCGGTGGTATCCGCCCAGCAAATGGGAGTGCCCATTTTGGTTAGGATTTCATTCGCCATCGGCTAATCTCCTTACGGTGTGAATCGCCCGTGGAAGCGGCGGATTACGAGCCGTCCGCGAACACGTTGACAGCCGCGTCTACCTTGGCCTGCACCTGTGCGTCGGTCGCGCCCGAGATTGCGGCGGGCTCCAGGTCTTTGTTGCCGGCCAGTAGAGCCATCAACATTTGATTCCTGGTCCCTCGCGGATTCTGAAACGCCGCCTTCGCCCACGCGAGCCGGTTGGCGTGGTTCTCCGTCCCCGCGTCTTCCGTGCGGATTGATTCGGCCGCCACGATGCAGGCGACTTCGACTTTGTTTTTCAGCGCATCGTCGCTGAACAAGTTTTGCAGTTCGGCATAGGTTGCCATTAGGGGGCTCCTTGATTTCTAGGATAAAGCCGTTTCCATCTCCCGCAGTAGCCGCTTCGCTTCGTCGGAAATCGGCGACGGGAGGATTTCGTGTTGTAGCTGTACAAATAGGCGCGCAGCCGCCTGGAGTCGCACCGTGGAGAACGGAGCCCTTGAATCGCCGTGGCACTCGATCAGCGAATCAAGGTTGTTTTTCATCTGCACGGCAATAGACTGCCCGGCTTTCTCCGTTTCTCGCAGCTTGACCAACTGGTCCGTGACTTCCTTCGTCGCACCCGCCAGTGAGTTGACGGCGGCAAGCCCCTGTTTCATGTGCTCTTGCCGGTTCTCTCGCTCGTCCTTGAGGAAATCACGGCTGTCCGTGCGTTCCTGGTCGAGAAAGGCACGCCACTCCACGTCCCGCTTCTCGCGCTCGGCAACTTCGGTTTGTCGCTGTTGCAGCGTGAACCAGACGAAGATCGCCAAGAACGGTAGCTGCGTGGCCGCAGCGATGAGCCACTGTACGTCCATGCCGCCCTCCGACCTTGTGAGAGTGAAGTTGTTAAGCCGCCCGGGGACTCTGCTTTAGGCAGAGCCCCGGGCGACCGCACCCACACAGTATCAAGCGAGCAGTTGGGCGCAAGCCCACCAGTCGAGGTAGACGCTCAACGCCGTGTCTCCCGCAATGTCCTTCGCCCCGATGATCGGGGTAACGAACACGTCGTCGGGGAACGTCGCAGCGTCCAGGGCGGTCTGACCGATCGACGACTCCGTGGACGTTCGCTCACTGACCATCCGGCCGTTGACGTACCACTCCAACTTCTTCGGGTGGGCTTGGTAACGGATACCGAGCTTGACGAAGGTGTCGGCGACCAGCGTGTGCAGCGCATTCAGGTCGGTGTTGACCGCACCGTCCTGGTAGGTCTGCCCGTCGGCCTTGTACGCGCCGTCAACCGCCGCTCCTTCGGCCTTCAAGTGGACGAAGCCGCAGAAGTTCTTGTCGGCCAGCGCGCCGGTGGTGTCCACGAACAGGCAGTCCGTGGCCCCCATGCCGACCTCGCCCAGACCAACGCCGATCGACCACTTGGCCGCCGTGATCGCGCTCACCGCGAGGCGGCACTCGAAACAGAGGTCGCGATCGGCGAGCTTGAAGGGGGCGTCGAGCCCCCGGCCCCACTGGAGCACCACCTCGTCGTTCGCGGCGTTGCCGTCGAGCGCCAGCTTGACCATACCCATCGCGGTCGTCGCGGTGTTGCCGGTCGAAGCAATCTGCTCGCAGGTGCAGCCGGTCCCTTCGAGAATCAGGTACGGCCCTTCGAGGGTCGATGCCTGGAACTCCAGGAAGTCGTCCGCGAAGCCAATGGCCGGGTTCCCGCCTTGCGACCGGCTGAAACCCCCGCGCCCAACAGGGGGCACGGCCGGGAACTGCCGCCACAAGCGACCGGAAAGGCCATAGGCTTCCAGTTCTTGAAACGTGGTTTTCATCGTGAATCACTCCACTAATGAGTAATTGTCGGTAGTAACGAATCACTGACTCACGCTGAGAGTGACTCCCGTTTACGCGGTCTCCGTCACGGTCGCGCTGCTGTAACCGTGGAAATTGCCGCGACGGTTGAAGCAGACGATCTGCCCGGCGTCGTCCATGCAGCGGACCCGCACGTTCGACATCTCGGGATGCTGGAACGGCTTGCGCTTCCGCATGTTGCGGCCGGCGGCGTAGTACCACTTGAACGTCTTCCAGTTGACGCCCATGATGGGGCCGTCGGTGCGGGCGTTCTGGCTGGAGGCGTTCGTCCAGGCCGGAACCCACGTCAGCGGCACGCCTCGGATGTAGCAATTGCCGCTGTGCGCGGCGAGGTCGTCGCCGATATTGTCGTTGCCCAACTGGAGCAGGCGACGGCAGATGGCGACCCGGCTGTGCGTCGTCAGAAGCTCCCAGTTGGGTCGCTGCTGGTCGGCAATGTCGGGCCGCGAGATCGGCGGCTTGAATTGACAGAGGTCCATCGAGTTGATCGTCTTCTCGATCATGTCCTCGCGAGTGACCTGCGCGTAGGCGAACGTGCGATTCTTCCACTGGGGATAGTCGCTCGTCAGGATGCCCCCGGCTCCGGCGGACTCGAACCCCGACGGCTCGCCGCCGTTGAAGCCCTCGGTCGCGCTCATTTGGAGCCACCACATGAGGGAAGTCGGCGGGAACGGGCTCTGCGTCGGGCCGGTCGGGCCGGTTCCGAACATCAGGTCTTCCATCCCCGCGAAGAACGACTTCATCATCCCGTCTTCGCGCAGCTTGATGTAGTTGACGATTTGCTCGGCGCCCTGGCCGAAGACCTCCTCGTCAATGTCGTAGTGATAGTTCGTCGTCGTCATCGCCCACTTCATCGAGCACTCGTCGAGGACGTTGACGCGATCCGAACTGTCCTTGTGGTACAGACCAACAACGTCGAAGTTGTCGGCGTAGTCCACTTCGACCTTCCACTTGCATTGGCTAGTGGACATCTCGGCTTTGTTCATCCGGTCGAAAAGACGGGACGCAAAGTAATACTCTTGCAGAGGCAGCGAGATGTCCTGCCACCTGCCCATGACGTACTTCTGCAAATACGCATTTACGAAGTCGTCAAGCTGTTCAATGCCAAGTGCCATTGAGAACGGCTCCTATGTTGTCCGACCGCGAAGCTAACTGTCAGCCTCAAGCTCTTTGTAGTACCGCTTCATCTCGTCCAAGGTGGACTCCTGTTGGTCGCGGGGCTTTTCGGCCCCGCCTCCCATGCGGCTGTTGTGCTGCTTCGTCATCTTCTTGGTCAGGGCTTGTCTTTCTTTCTTAGCCACTTGGTCCGCGAACTCCATCCTCGCGGCCCGCATGACTAACGACTTGTCGCCCATCCGGGGATTCTTGCCGTTGGCCGCCAAGTGCGCGAAAACCGCCTTGGAGGCGCTGAAAAGCAGCTTGCGGTTCGCGAACTGCTTCTCCGTCTCCTTGCCGGTCTTGCCAAATAAGTCGGCGAACCCAAGCGAGTCCACCGCCTCGTCGAACTCCCGCGTCTCGGCTTCCACGACGCGCCGCTCCTCCGCAGACTCCACCTCGGCGAGACGCTCCTCCAGCGCAGAGAGCTTGGACCGATAGTGACCGTCGAGCGCGTTGAACGCCCCTACGATCTCCTGGCCGTAGTAGTCGGCGTCCAGGTCGAGCTTGAACCCGCCCTCCTCGGTCGCCTCCTTCTTACCCTCCGCGTCTTTCGGCAACAGCGTTCCATCGGGGCGTCGCTTGCGATCCGCAAGCGGCCCGGAAGGCTTTTCCTCGTCGGACTCCTCGCCCTCCTTCGCCTTCGGGATCGCCCGGTAGACGAGAGACAGCGCTCGGTCCAACTCCTCCTTGCTGGAGAACTCGGCGATTTGGTCCTCGCTGAACCCCCAGGCTTCCACTTCGGCCTTCAAGTCGTCCGTCAGCCACTTGGGCGACTCCGACTCTCCAGCGCCGTCCTCGCTGCCGTCGGCAGCGGCATCGTCGGCGGATTTCTCGTCGCCGGCGGTTGTGTCGTCGGGTGCAACCTCGTCGTCAGCGATCCGCTGCGAGTCGGTCTTCTTTCCGGGCTCCCCCTCGTTCTCGTCGTCGGCGGCCTTCCGCTCCGTCTCCTCCTCCGCGACGATGCTGTCCACGAACTCCTCGATTTGCTCCGTGGTAGCGTTTTCGGGAAGCTGTTCTTCGATGGTGGGCATACTAATCTCCGTATCCGCCGTCGTTGTCCACTAAGCCTCGGGCTCTGAGGAGACCCCTTCTGCCGGAATCTCCTCGGCTGGTCAGGGCGACGGCTCCACTGGGTAAAACTTCCACGCCCGTCAATCCCCGCTCCTTAACGAACTCCCGCATCTCGGGCACTTGATTCGGGAGGCAGCCCATCCCCTCGCTGACCAGCGGGGCGGCCGTAGAATACGTCTTCGCGATTCTCGGCACGCCGCGCCGGTTGCGGTGACGACTCCGGCGGTTGAACTCCGCCTCGCTTACCACCTGCCCGTCGATCACATGCCGCGTTTTCCCGATTTTCATGCCGGCGACCTCCCTATTGCCGCCGCCTGCTGGCCGTTGACTTGCGGACGGCTCGCCCCGCCGAGGACTTGCTGCATGATCGCGTTGCGGGCCTCGGGCGTCCCGCCGGTCGGGACGTTCCGCCGCACGGTGTTTCTGGTCGTCACCGGAGACTGCCGCACGGTGTTCTCGTCGCCGCCCAGCATGGAGGCCGGCGAGTTGAACGTGATGAACTTGCGAAGCTCGGGCCGGTCGGTGAGCCTCGCCACCTCGTCGAGAATCGCTTCGGCGTCCAGGTTCGCCCCACTCGCCTGAAACATCGGCCAGAGAGGGGCAATCTGCTGCAAGACCTGGAAAAGCTCCTCCAGCTTCTGCTTCGGCGTCTTGTAGACCATCGAGTAGGGCTCGACCCGAAAGTCGTAGTCCTCGAAGTCGCCGGCGCGGTTCCCCGGCTCCCAAGAAGTATCGTAGTAGAACCCCGTATTTCCAGCCTCCGCCGAGGAAAGGATTCTCAGCGACTCGTCGTTCCACATCAGCTTGCCGAGGTCGTAGCAGCACTCGCCGGCGAAACCCATCACCGCCAAGTGCATATCGGCCTCCATGCGGGAGACGTTCCCCTGGACGATCTCCTCCTGCCCGAGCGTCCCGGCCTGAGCGCCCAGGCCGCCCATCGCGCGGAGGTTGCCGGCGAAACGGTCGTACTCCTCCTGCACGAACAGGGAAAAGCCCTGGTCGGCCGGATCGACGCCGCCAAGGACCGCCTGAGTGACGGCCTTGGGGTCTTTCATCTTAATCCAGTCGTTTCGTTTCGCTTTTCGCAGCGTGTCGGCGTCGTCCTCGCCGCCCGGCGGGTAGATATTCACCTTCCGGTGCGCGTTGCTGTCGTCCCGCATCCGGCGGTGCAGACGATTCTGCAAGTCGTGCAGCGGCTTGAGATTCATCGCCGGCGAAACCGGAATGATGTTGTCCGGGACCAAGCCGAGACTGAGGAACTTGTACGGCCCGCTTTGCGAGCCGGTCCACTCCCGCTCGATCAGCGGAGGCAGGTGCTCGAAATCGACCGCGAAGGTGGCGACGGAGTTGTTCTCGGGAATCCAGATGTCTTCCATCCAGAGCATCGGCTTTAGCTCGTCGTCGTCCACCATGCCGCCCGAGGCAATCTCCCGGGCGAAGTCGGCGTCGTCTACCGAGTGCTTGCTCGTCGGGGTAAGCTCCTTCTGCACCTTCTTGTCGTACCCAGGCTCCTCCTTGACCTTCTCGAAGTCGGCCCGGTAGCGGTGCCCGCAAAAACGCATCTTACTGATCTCGCCCGCCGACATATCGAGAATCAGGCTGTCTAGAGACACCCGGTTCAGCCACGGCTCCCCAGGGTCGAGCCACACGTCTTCCTCGGCCTCCGTCAGACCGTGGAACCGCGTGTCGGTGTCCCGCATCATCACCACGGCGCACCCGACGCAGAAAAAGGCGTCCAGCACGCAGAGCCGGAACGTCCGGTCGAGATTCATGTCCGAGATCAGCTTGTTCAGATTGACCTCGAACCTCTTGGCGAACGGCCAATTCTCCGTCAGAGGCGTCGTGACCATCACGCGCGGATTGTTCGCCGCAAGTGCAACCGTATAGATACGGGCGGTCTGGTTGATGAGATTGACGAGGGTTTCCATCCTCGCCCCGCTGTTCTCGCTGTACCACGAACCGACGTGATCGCGGATAAGCTCCTTGCGGGCCTGCCGGAACGGAACCAGGGCGTTCAGCGAGGTCTTCTTCGCCTTGTGAAGCCTCGCCAACACCTTCTTGTCGTGAAGGTCGATCATCCCCGCATCCCTCCGCCGGGTCCGCCGGGCAGAATGACGTTGCTGTATTCCCGGACGCGAAAATGTCGCTTGGCGCCGTCGCTTAGGTGGGTGTAGAGAATGTCGGCGGCGGGTGCATGTTGCCGCGTGACAATCTGGGACGATCCGATGCACAGAATCGCCGTGCAGGAGGCGAGCTCATGGGCGGTAATATCGTCCACGGGGGAGAAGACGTAGAGCGCCTTCACTCCGAAGATAGGGACTGCCGCCTTCAAGTCCTCGGCGGCGGGCTTTCCAGCGTCCCCGTTGCTGCCTTTAGACTGAGCGTTCAATGCCTAGTTTCTCAGAATGTCCCTGAGCGTCGGCTGCGGCTCGTCGTCGGTCCACTTACGACGATCCGCGTTGTCGCGGGCCTCCCGCCACGCCCAACACCCATACGGGGGATTCTGAGACGTTTCATTGAGCCTGTCAAGCCCACTTTCTAGGCGTTCACTGCACAATAACCAGGCAACTCCGCCGGCGATGCAGCGATCGCCGTGCGCTTTCCCCGCAGAGGTGGCATGAATTTTCGTCGGGGCGTGGATGATCTTGCTGTTCTCGTCCCACTCGTACTCGCCGCATTCCCGAATGAAATCGGCCGACCGGGGGATCAGCCGATCCTCCGCCATCGCCATGCAAAGACGCTCGAAAAGCAGCCCCTTGTCGTCGTCGCTCCCGTTCCACCATCCGGGCCGCTTCTGGTACTTCGCCGAGGATACGCTCAGGACAGTCCGGTAGTAGACGTTCCAGTACCCCAGTTCCTCCAGCACCTCCCGCTCAAAAGCGCTGCCGGTAGGCCCGGTTGCTTCCCACCCAAGAAAAGCTCCCCGAGCCCACCTGGACAGCGCTACACAGGTACGAGCAAACCTCGTCGCCATCTGCCCCTTGATCGTGTACTCGAACACCTGCTCCCCCGTGGCTACGTCCACCCCGCAAGCCACCGAGTTGCTGCTGTAACTCCCCGTGCCGCCGGCCGAAATGTCGCACCCCACGCAGTAACTACCCATCGGGACCATGTTGTCCAGGCCGGGCTTGAACCACAGCTTCAACGGCCCGCCCTCCTGCCGAACAAACCCCGTCACAATGCACCGCTCCGGGTCGATGATCGCCTTTCCCCTCCAAACAGGGGGCTTAACGCACTCGGCCTCCATCCGGTCCAGAACCTCCGTGTCGAACACCTTTCCGACCGCGCCGCGCGGGTTCCGGTCCAACTCCTTCGCTACCGACCTCGGCGTCGCCCCAGGCCGGCCGCACTCCACGTCGTACCAAGGCGAGCGTACCTTACCGACGATCGTATGCCCCCTTTTCTCCAGCCTCCTTAGTCGCTGCTGGTTTGCCTTAATGTACTTATTTACCTCGTCCTGCTCCTCCCCCCTGATTGCCTCCGGCTTGCCGCCCTCCGCCAGCTTGTAGCTGAGCCGGTTCTGCATCGGATTGTCGTGCCAATCCAGGATCACCTTGATCGCGTCGTTGTCCTCCGTCGCCGCCTCGTAGAACGCACCGCGATCCGCCCCGTAAGTGCTCACCAGAAATCGGCAGTTCGTGACGTGGTGCGTCGAGTCCATCGCCGAGCGGTCGTTCTCCGCCCGAATCCAGTCCAACGCCCCAAGCTCGTCCAACGCAAAAACGCTCTTTCGACCGCCGCGAGCCACGTCGCCCGTCGCCGAATACCCGATGCACGTCGCATGGTTCACCGGGTTGGTGACGGCGTGGTCGTTGAGGTTCCGAACGTACCCGCCAGGGAGCATCCAAGGCGGCAGCTTCTCCAGCATCCAAACGTACTTCCACAACAGCGTGTCCGGGTCGCGGCTGGAATCCACCAGCTTCTCGTTGCGAGTCACCAGCCCGGCCGAAAACAACGGGTCGCGTATCCAGCGGCGCTGAATCACCATCAGGTACATCCACGTCGCGCCCTGCCCTCGCGACTTGTCCACCACCACGTCGATCGGCTCGCTCCGCTCCGCCGATTCCACGATCGACCGATCCATCGTCAGGATGCAAGGGTCCTGGTGCGGCCACGTTACGAACGGTATCTCCTTGACCATCGCGCGAGGCTCGAACAGCCAGCAGAAACCGTTGAACCAGAAAAGCACGTCCTCCATCGCCGCGTCCGTGAAAGCGTGCTGATACGTCGCGTCCTTGTGGCAGGCCGTGCGCCACTCCTGCCGCCAGAGAAGATTCTCCGCCGGGTCTTTCGGCACGCAGTCGATCAGACTAGGAGCTTCGCTCACGCCGTTTCCTTCGCCGCCTCGGCGGCTCTAGCGTCCAATGCAGCCTCGATGGCACGGCACGTCGCCTCGCACTCGGCGAGGGCGCGGTCGTGAGTCTCATGTAAGTAAGCACGGCCCGATGATAATGCCTTGGGCGAAATGGGGCCAACGTACAGTAAGCACGTCACCTCAGCATGATCCGCGTCAAATCGCAAGGTCCACGAATCTGCTCGCAGCCTCGCCTCTGCCGCGTGGGCGAGGTTCGTGGTCGGCGCCCAGTTGCGAATATCTCGCACGCCATTCGGCCAGCCGTAGCAGTACCACCCTTCCAGGCGTCCACCGACGAAGTGGTAAGGCTCCCACCCCATCCACTCCCGCGCGATGCGGGCGTTACGGGCTGCGTTATTCATTGGAATCTCCCGCCGCCTCGGCGGCCAACGAAACTGGGCAGTCCGGCGTGTGTTGAACTGAGTCCACGGATTTTCCACGCTCGCCCTGGCCTTCGCAGATAACACACCACGTCGGCACTTCCGCCGCTGCCACACCGCCGATAGCGCACTCAGCACGGCATCGCAGGTTGTTGTAGTGCTTTGCCAGCCCGGCCCGCAGCCGCTCGACCTCGGCTTCAGCCGCTTGGCATCGGTCCAGCAACCCAATGACCAGGCTCCCGGGGTCGTCGTCGAACAACTCCCGGATTTCTTCGTCGCTGTAAAATCTCTCTCGCCGCTTATGTTTAACCGCGACGAGCTCGTAAATTGTCACGCCTTTTTCGCTTACGGTCGAATCACTCATGCTTACCTCCCGCCGCCTCGGCGGCTAAATCATTAGGCCCCCAGGCCGGAATTGCACCGGCTCGCCACGATCTGAGCGGGTAGTCGTGGCCCCATCCCCGCTGTCTGCAACGATGGGGGTGTCACTGTCCACGCCGCTGGGGGCACAGCTACATAGAGCCGACACATGATTCGCTCGGTGGATGATAGCCACCACATAGTCCGCACTGCATTACACATCACCTCCCTTCGTTGCCGCCTCGGCGGCGTTGGCGAGTCGGGTAGGAGCGGGGTGCGGAGGGGTCATATACTGGAGTCCTTTCCATCGTCGCTATGTAGAGGTGGAATCCACACAATCTCAACGCCCCTGAACGTGACTGGCTTTTTCAGGCCGGTGACGGTGAAACTGCCCGGGGATGGTATGTCATTCCAGCAGTCGCATGGCGGTTTCGGCACTTGGGGCGCGAAGATTGTGCCCAAGGCGGCAAGTAGGAAAGAACGACGTTTCACTTTACCCTCCGCATGGGGAAGACGCCAAGATCGCGAATCGCCATTTCGGATCGCAGGACCTTGCCGGTCTCTGCGTCTTCTTCGTGCAGCCACCAGTCAATGCCGTGAATGTGTCCGTGTCCCCTCGGCACGTCGATCTCGAACTCCATCTCCATCTCGGTCTCGCCGTAAACGGTCAGGACGAGCGTTTCGCCAAGCTCCGCCGGCTTCGTCAACTTCAGCAGCGGCGCGAAGACGGTGGCGATGCAGGCGGCGAGGAACGAGCGGCGTCTCATGGTTTTTCTCCTTTCGTTGCCGCCTCGGCGGCTTCGATTGCATCGCACAGATCCCGGTATGCTTCACCTGCTACTTGCGGGTGGCGAGTCTTGATTGCGACGTATGCCTTTGCGGCGTTCGCGATGGCCTGCAGCCGCTCGAATTCGGTTTCCACGCGATCCATCATCAAACCAAACGACTCGCCTTGCGGGGCGTCGGGGACTATTCGCCGTGCGCGGCTTTCGGCGTAGCGCACTTCGCTGTCTGCTCGCTTTGTCAGCCGCTCGATCTCGTCGGCGGCCTCGCAACACGTCTTGTGCCACACCTCTAGTTCAGCCATTGGCAACGTGCGACCACGAAGCATCCATGACTCGTCACGCAGCCGTTCAACTAGGTCACTCATTCCTTCCTTCCCTCCCGCCGCCTCGGCGGCCGTTCTGCGAATGACAGCGGCTTGCGAGCCAAACCGACTGACGGTCTCGATTGTAACTTTGTATTTGCCCGGATCGGGCCACGGCACCTTCTCGGCGATGGCGCTCGCGACGCTGCGGGGCTCCCCCAGCCTGCCGGAGACCGGCCCGCCGACAGCGCCGTATAGGATCGCGCGCAGCACATTGCACTCGTCGTCGGTCAGCGTTACTGTTTGCATGTTTTCTCCTCCCGTCGGCTCTAGCGGCCTCGCTTTCTCCGCCGGTCCTTCGGATTCACCGACGACCCGTCCGGGTACATCTCCATGTCGTTGTTGCACACCGGACAACAAACCAACACGGGCTCCGACTCGGGCAGCGGCTCCGGCTCCTTAATCCGCCCCGCGTCCTTGAACTGCCTCACGATCAACTCAATGTCGCGAAGCTGCATCCGGTCCCGCTTCTCAATCTCCCCCTCGTCGTCCTGCGCGTTCTTCAGCATCGACGGGCGTATCTTCGCCTCGAACTCCTTCGGGTCGCGGGCCGCCACCGCCAATAACGCCAACGCGCCACGGCTCGGCGGGTCCGACGTGCAGCGCAAATAGTTGATCCGCACATTCCCGCGCGAAGTCGTCTCCACCGCGTAGAACAAATTACTATGCACCCACTCCGCCTCAATCTCACCCGGCGCCGTCGGAGGCAACTCCTCCTCCCATCGCTTCGGAGGACGATACCTCGCCCGGCGCACCTCCTCCTTGTTCACCGTGCCCGGCCACGTCTCAGGCGTGTACTTCCCTTGCGACGGGTCCAGATCCCCCGCGTCAAACTGCCCCTCGTCCTCCGGGGGCGCCGTCGGAACCGGCGGCTTGTCCTCCGCGATCGGAACCTCCTCCGCGCTGAGTACGTCCGGGGGAGAAGACGAGCCCTCCAGGGAGTCCTCCGGCGGAGGCAGGTCCTCCGGTCGCTCGATCGGGCCGCTACCGCGTATCGCCATCACGTTTCTCCTCCTCCTCCATCGCAGCCTCGACCCACTCCCGCAACTCGGCCAACGCGCGACTTGCAGCCAGGACAAGAGGGTCGTCAGCGGCGGCGTCGTCGGCGGGGGAAGGGTCGCAAGGAGTAGGGGCGCCGTCGTCGCAAAGCCGATCGCACGCCCGGGCAAGCCGCGAAGCAGCGCGGCGTGCACGCTCCGCCTCGCCCGGAAGGATCGACCCGTTCCTCCTCAATGCCTCCGCGTTGGGCAGAGGGGCGGCGACGAGCGACGACGCGGCCTCCTTTTCCTCCGTCTCCACCAGCCTGTTGACGCAGAGAGCGTGCTCCGTCAACTGCGCCGCCGCCTCCATCACGTCCCGGTTCGTCTTCGCCTGAGCCGCAAACAACACGCGAAGCGAGTCCGCCGCGACGGCCAGTTGGTCCCGGTCCTTCTGGAGTAGCAGGAGCAGACCAGCCAACTCCTTGATCCGCGAACGGGCGGCGTCGCAGAAAGTAAGGGCGTCGGCGCAGTTGCGATCCGCAGTCTCAGCGCGATCCTCGATTGAGCCGAGATGCTCCTCGACGCGCGAAAATCGCTCCTCCGCTTGCTGCCGGGCAGCGAAGCAACTCCGCGCGTGCTCCGTCTGACAACCAGCCGTCGCCGCAAGCCGATCGTCGATCGCGCGGATCGTCGCAGCGTGATCCAACTGCTTCTCCGCCTGCTCGTCCGCGCGGGCGACCGCTAAATTCATCCTCCGGCGAGTCGTGTTCGCCAACGCCTCCACCTTGTCCAGCCGCGACAACACGCGACGACGCCACGGCAACACGGGAAACCAACGCATGATCCTCTCCTTTGTGGGTGGGAAGTGAGTGATAACCGCATTGTAGCAAGTCTCGTTGGGTAATCAAGAGTTGTTACCTTGTGAAAAATTGTGCGTGGGGTGAGGGGGGTACCGATGGGGCCTGGGGCGTCGGGGGGCCGGGGGGTGCGGGTCGGATTCCGGCCGCCGGCCGCGCCGTGCGGCGCACAGCGGGCGCAGCGGGCGCAGCGGCCGCAGCGGCCGCACCGGCCGACGTCGGCCGCGACGGCCAGGGTGTACAGGTGACACGACCGACCCACACGGCGCACCACGCGAGGGTGGAGGGGCTGCGCCGCCGGGCAGTGCGGGCGTACACGAACCAGGAGCGCAGGGCCGGGCCGCCGCCCGCCCTTCCCACGCCGCACACCACACAAACCAAGAGCCCCTATATAGATACATACACCCCCCCATCTTAGCCAGTTCCAATCCCCACCCTACGCTATCCTGCGCAACCGTACCAGAAATAGGACTCAGATTCAGCACCTAAACCCAGCGCCCACAACACCTTACGCCGATTCACATAACAAGTAAAACCAAGTGTCCCCTTTGGCTAAAGATTCGCCCGCCCTGCGCCGACCGACGATCGCGCAACAATCCGACCGATGAGGGGCTTGACCGATCACCGCCAGCCGGAGACAATGCCCTGACAGCCTACCTAGGCAGGCAGGCAGGCAACGCACCCACCACACAGGAGACTGAGACGATGAAGACCACACTACGAGACCGGCTGCACGCCGCCGCGCCCGGCTACGGCCGCGCCCCCGACCACTGGGAGGCCGCCGAGGAGGCCGCAGAGACGGCCGCCCGGGCCACCCGCGCCGTCCGGGCCCAGAGCTTCGCCGACGCCGCCGCCGCCTTCACCCGGGCCGCAGAGGCCGCCCACAACGCCGCTTTGCACGCTTGGAGCGCCGCCCAGGACGAGGCCGCCGAGGCCCATCGTCGCCGCCTGCTGGCCCTGGAAGCCGACGACGACGGCGGCCGCCGGCTCTGTCAGGCGCTCGCCGCCCGTGCCAGCGACCGCGCCGATCGCTACCACGCCGCCCACCGCAACGCCGCCCAGGCCGCCGCCGAGGCCGAGGGCGCCGCCTTGAGGTTCCGGTCGATCGCGCAAGCGATCGACGCCGAGTGCTAGACCACGACCGAGGCAGTATATCTACACCGCACCCACTACCACCACACACAGGAGACAAAGACCAATGACCACCTACCACCACCCAGGACCCCCGCCGACCGCCGGCGCCAGCGCCCTACTCGGCGAGGTTGTCTGCTGGGACTTGCGCGCCGTCGAGGTACCGCTTGACGCCGTGGAAACCGCCTTGAGGGATGCAGGGCTTCCCACTGCGGCTGTATCTGATCTGCGCCCAACGACCGCTTTCTCTCGAGCTGTCGCCGATCTGAAGGCCAACCGGACGATTGACCGCATCAAGCCGCAAGACGGCGGCGCGCCCCGCGCCGACGACGGCTTAATCAGATTCCAGTTCACGCGAAAGGAATTGGAAGCCTCCGGTCTGCGTCTCGACTTCAGCTACGAGACGGTCTGCACACTGGACCCCAGCGACGGGGAGATCACTTGCCCCGACGAGGATATCCAGGACCACGCCCGCCGCATGTTCGCCCACGCCACGACGCACCGCAACACGTCAGACATTACCCGGACGATCCAAAGATTGTTCAGGGATCACGCCGACCTTTTCCCGATATCGCCCAAGGGCGTAGCCTACTTCGTCCCCGACGAACACCGCGCCTTTACCGCCGCGATCGAGCAGTTTCTGAGGGCGGTTGGCGGGCAGCTTCTGAGGTTCCCCGTACCCAAGGGCACGCCCGAGGGCAACCGCTCAGTAAAAGAGAGCGTGGAGGCCGGCTTGGAGGCCATGCGGCATGATCTCGATATGACGCTCGCCGACTGGGACGCTAAGACCCGCGCCGGCACGATGGACAAGGCGGTCGCCGAGTGGCGGACGATCCAGCACAAGGCGCTCGCATATAGCGAGTATCTCGGTGAGCGGCAACAGGGCTTGCTTGATCACTTGAACGCCACAAAAAAGCGGCTTGCCGCCAAGATCGCCGACGTGGACGCCGCCAAGGCCGCCGCGAAGGGAAAGGCGACCGAGGGTCAGATGAGCTTCATCGAGCCCGTAATTGACCCCCAGGACAGCGCCGACGGCGCCGCCGCCAGGGTCACCGCGGCCGACACGACCGCGACCGCGACAATCGACTAGGACGACCACGACCGCACCCGTACCCACTACCAACACCCACACAGGAGACGAGAGACGATGAACACCACGCTAGAGAAATTCCAGACGACCCGCAACGAGCTTGCCGCCGGGTTGATCGAGCGAGAGCAGGAGGTGGACGCCTTGCTACTTGCTATGCTGGCAGGGGAACACGCCTTGCTTGTTGGGCCCCCAGGCACGGCCAAGACGATGCTTGCCACCCTGCTCGCCGAGTGGATGAGCGGCCGCCGCTTCACGACGCTGTTGACCAAGTACAGCATGCCTGAGGATGTCTTTGGCCCCGTGGACGTGCGCGGCTTGAAGGAGGGACGATACCGGCGGATCACCGACGGCCGGCTTGCAGACGCCCACGTCGCACTTGTGGACGAGACCTTCAAGGCCAGTTCGGCCATCCTGAATTGTTTGCTCACAGCGATGGAAGAACGGCTTTTCGACAACGACGGCCGGCGCGAGCCGATCCCGCTGGAGATTATGATAGGTTGCTCGAACGAGTGGCCGGGCAGCAATGGCGACGCCGACGCGAAGGAACTCGGAGCGCTTTTCGATCGCTTCACAATCCGCAAAGCCGTCAGGTCGATCGGCACCGACCGAGGCCGGCACCGGCTTATGTATGAGCCGATCGCGCCGACGCTCAGCACGCGGATTACGCCCGAGGAGTTGAAGACGGCGCGCGCCGAGGCCGCCGCGCTCCCCTTCGGCGACCCGGCGCAGGAGGCCGCCGCCGAGATTCTCCGCAAACTGGCCGAGGAGGGGATCACGCCCGGAGACCGCCGCTTGAGAAAGGCCGTCGCCGTCGCACGCGCCGCCGCTTGGCTTGAGGGGCACGCCCAGGTGGAACGCGCCGACCTGGAGTGTTGGCAGTGGGTCTTGTGGGTCGATCCCGCAGAGCAGCCGGAGAAGGCGGCCAAGATTGTCAGCCGTATCGCCAACCCCGAGGGGGCGAAGATCACTAGCTTCTTGATGGAAGCCGAGCAGATTATCCGCGAGACCGATCAAAAGGACCTCGCCGCCACCGCCACGGCTTGCAAGAAGCTTGGCGAGATTCACGAGAAATTGAAGGAGTCGCGAGGCCGCAAGGCCGAGCAGGGCGCCGCGCACGTCGCGGGCGAGATCAAGCGAATTCGACTTGCGACAGTGGAGGCCCTGTAATATGACCCGCGAAGACTTTCTAGCGGAGTTGATGGAAGCGCCGGCCCAGGTGGACGCCACCGGGCCCGACGTCCCATTGACGGCCGCAGACGCCCGAGCGCCGGCCGGGCCCCCACCGGGCCCGACGGCGCTGCGGCTTGACGAGTGGAGCATGCGCAGGGGCGGCGAGATACGCAGGGGCGAGGTGCTTACGCCCATACTGCGCGAGCGCGCCGAGAAAATCGGCGAGACGGCCGCCGACGCCGAGGGGTACGAGCCCGGGCCGCTGGACTACGCCGCCGCCGACTTCTTCGGCGCGGCGTTTGAGCCATGCCCAGAGCTTGCACCCGAGGGGTGCAGCGATCAGAAGCGCGGCCGCTACATGCGGCAGCTTCTTGAATCGGAGCAGTTCGCCGAGTTGCACGCTTCGACCCGCCTCGACCCTATGGCGAGCGAGCTGGCGGCGGGGCACTTCGCCAGGGGCTGGCTTGAGTTGACCGACGACGACGCCCCAGGGGACGCGCCCAGCGGCGCCCCAGGAGACGCCCCAGGAGACGCCCCAGGAGAGAAGAAAGGCGACGACGCCCCAGGAGAGGAGAAAGGCGACGGCGCCGCAGGAGAGGCTCCAGGAGCCGAGAAAGACGACTTTGCCGAGGACCTGGACGCCATGAGCGCGGCGGCCGACGCCTTGAAGAAGGCCGGCAGCGACGTAGACGACTTGCAAGACGCGCGGCGCTCGCTTGGCGGCGATGGACCCTGCCCCGGAGAGAGCGCGCCGCTTGACGTGATCCGCGAGCGATTCCGCAAGATCAAAGACTCCCGGCAGTTGCGGCTTATCATGCAGTACGCAGGGAGATTCAGACGCACCGCGCAGGCGCGGCAGCGGGAGAAGACGCTACACGGCCGCGACGATATGGTCGGCGCCGAGCTTGGCAACGACCTAGCGCGACTGGTTCCGACCGAATTAGCGATGTTTGCCGACGAGGACCTGGAGCTTGACGCTTACCGGCGGTACGCCGAAGGGTCGATGATGTTACGCCGATACCGGGGCGTGGAGCCCCAGGGGCAGGGCCCGATTGTAGTGGTGGTCGATGAGTCGGGCAGTATGCACGGAGAGCCGATCGCCAGGGCGAAAGCTTTCGCTTTGGCTATGGCGTGGATTGCACGCCACCAGCGCCGCTGGATTGGCCTGATCGGATTCTCCGGCGGCGCCGAGACGGGACATTCCAATACCCTGATCATGCCGCCCAACAAGTGGGACCAGGGCGCCATGCTAGATTGGCTTGAACACTTCTATTCAGGCGGATCCCACCGCGATGTGCCTATCGTTGAGCTACCGCGCGACTGGGAGAGCTACGGCTGTCCCGAGGGAAAGACGGACGTAGTTTGCGTCACGGACGCCTACTGCGTAATCGAACGCCGTCAGGCCGACGCTTTCAATGAGTGGAAGGCGCAGGTAAAAGCGCGGTTCAATTTGCTTGCGTTGCAGTCCGATCCAGGGGACGACCTACGCCGTTGTTGCGACCGGGTGTGGATTGTACCCAGTATCGACGCCACCGACCTAGCTATCCAGGAGCTCTTGAGTATCTAGCGCCCACAGGGTGCGCGGCGCGAGCGCGGCCGCGCCGATTCAGACTACCCCCGCCGCCGCGCCCAGGGCGGGGGGCACCCGAGGAGGATTCACAGTGAGACACATTCAGGGCACGCCGCCCAGCGGAGACCGGCGCGAGTTGATCACATCGAGCGCCGGTCAGATTTTATGTCTTTTGCGGCATGCTAAGAACCTGCCGCCGGCGGAGGCTTACGGCTTCCTCAAGACCGGCTTGTTCTCTGTTGTCGATGCACTAGCGGCGGCGATCGACGCCGACGACGACGAGGGCCGCGAGATCATCGGCAAGGCCGCCGAGTTGTGGACGAGGGCCGAGAAGATCGCCGAGACGGTCGCCGAGACGCGGAAGAAGGCCGCCTTAAAGGTCGTACACCTGGAAGGCGAGACGACCGCCGATATCGAGGCCGCCTTGAAGGGCGCGTCGCTCCCCGAGGATGTCAAAGAGGTTATCCGGCGCGAGATGCGCGCCGCCGACGCCCGCGCCGCCGCGCCCAACAACTAGGCCGCCGGCGGTCAGCCCGGCGGGCCGCCGACGCCCGCCGGGTTGACACCCTTGCACACCACCCAGCGGGGGGCCGCCCGATCGGAGGCCCCCCCGCCAGGGGGGCGCACGGGGCTGTACGTCAAATCGGCAAACGGACCTGCAACGTGGTTTGTAGGGCCGGCGAAACTGAAACCCACCACAGAACGACGAGGAGACCTGATTATGGCATGTCCTACTTGCGATCACACGATGCAGCTTATCGGGACCGAGCCGCTGCGGCACTGGTGTCCGCGCTGCGGAACGCTCAAGAGTACGCTCCCCTGCTACACCTGTAACGGAAAGGGGAAGGTTGGAAACAGCGACCTGCCGCCCGACGTAGAGTGCCCGGCGTGCGGCGGCGCAGGGACGCGCGCAGACTTCACCGAGCCGAGAGTCGTCGATCGGGCTCAAGTATTGTTGAACGTAATCCGGCAACGGGAGGATAGCTTGCCGGTGCTTGTCGCCGAGTTCGGCGAAGACTTCGAGCCGCCCAGCGTTGACGACCTCGCAGGGGCCTGCCGCGACTTGTTGGAGGCGGTCAGACGTGAGTAAGAACCGCATCTCCAACCCGACCCTTTGGCCGCTTGACCCCCGCGTCTCGCGGCCGAGGGCCGAGGCGGACTTGGAGTTCGCCGCCGTGATGATCGGCTGGTTCGGCCTCGCTCCCGAGCTTGTCCGCATCGCGGACCGCGCGCAGCGGATACTTGACGACATCGAGAAACGAGAAAAACGAAAAGGCAAATACACATGAAAACGATTCACTACGCGAGATTCTCGCCGCGCCCCGGTGCGGCCGATTGTGATTCCAGCCTCGTCCAGCTTGCCGACCTACGCCAATGGGCGGTCGAGAACCGCCATGTGGTTTGTGGGGAGTTCCGCGACGACGCTACCAGCGGGAGCGACTCGTTGGAAGACCGACCGGGCCTCGTTGACGCGCTCTACGCCTCCAAGCGCGGGATGCTCTTTGTAGTGCGGAGCCTAGACCGGCTTTTCCGCGACACGCAGAAAAGCCTCATGTTCCGCACGCACTTGAAGTCGCGCGGCGTGCGGCTGGTCAGCGTCCGCGAGCCCGGCGCGTGCTTGGAAACGCCTGAGTCCGAGCTTCAAGCTACGATCTTCATGGCGGTGGCGGAATACCAGAGGCAGCTAATCCGAGCCACAACCAAAGCGAAGATGCGGCAAGCGCAGCGCGAGGGCCGCCGCATGTCGAAGATTCCCCCGTATGGATACCGCGCCGAGGGCAAGCTACTCGTCCCAATTCCCGAGCAGCAAGAGACGATCGGGAGAATCCTGGAGCTTCACGGTAAGGGATACGGTCGTAGGAAAATCTGCCGCCGGCTCACTGAGGAGGATTGCCCCTCGCCTTCTTCCTCCGGGTGGTACCCCTCGCTGATCCAGCGGATTTTGCGGCGCGAGGAGCATCGCATAAAGTCCTAGCCGACGCCTTCTGGGCGTCGGAAAACTGAACTAGCTCTGCGACCGTACAGACAGGCCGCCTTGCCCGGAAACGGCGCAAGGCGGCCTGTAAGTTGGACCATCGCCGCTCGCCAACCTGGGGGATCGCCAGGAATTGCGATTTGCGGATCGCCGTAAGCTGGTCTTGGTAGATCGCTCCGAAGTGAATCTCAAGCAGATTGATAACGCGCAAGTCGAGTCCGTATAGCTCAAGGTCCGCGACGCTCGCCCTCGTCCCTTCTTCTGCGGATTTCGTTGTAGGCATCGTTCACCCTCCTAAGTTGGCTTTCGATGAACAACTCAAACTCCTCGACGCTGCGGCACACGCAGCAAGCGGCGTGCGCCTCCTCAAGCTCTTTGATGCGGTGTTGCTGCAACGGCGTGGGCTCGCCTCCGGGGGCCTTGAGTTCCACGAACAACGCAAAGCCGTCCAGCACGACCAGCAGATCAGGCATCCCGCGCCGCTGCAACGGACTGCCCGCGAGCTTCAACCACCAGATCGCCAGCCCGCTACGCTTGTATCTGCGCAGCCTCTCGATCACGCTACCCGTCAGCCTTCCCTCGGGCGTCATTCGGCTCCTCCGTGAAAAGCTCTAGCTGGCCTTCAAGCGGCTTCCGCCGTCTTGGCGAGCAAATCCGCCGGGGCGTGAAAATGAGTCTCTCTCGCTTCTTCCAGGCCAGAAACCTAGCCCGGTCCTGCTTTTCCCACTTGTCTCTTGCGCTCATGGGCATATCTCCATCTTGAAGACGCGGCGCGCCCTGCCGCAAGGCTCGTCCAGCAGGGCCAGCCGGCGGCGCGCTCGCGTCACTCCAACGTAGGAAACCCTGTGCTCCTCGTTTGCCCCTTCCGTCGTCCTCTTTCCGTTTTCCACCTGCATCGGAATCGTCGTCAGCAGCGCCACGTTGTCGGCCTCCATGCCCTTCGCTGAGTGTACCGTGCCCAGCCGCACGCCGCTCGCCTCGACGGCCTCGTAACCGTGCTTGTCGATCGCATCGCTTACATCGTGACCCCGCGCTACCCAGCCTCGCCACAAGCCGGCCCGCACTTGCTTTAGGAACGCAGCCGTAGCGCCAAGCTCGCCGAGGTGCTCCGGCAGCACCCACGTCCCTGCTTTGTCGTCGGCCTGATCTTCCGTGAGGTCGAGCCAGTCTTTTTTGGTTCCCCGGACGTAAAGCGCCTCGCCGTTCGCCTTGACCTTTGTTTGGCTGAGGATCGCCGCCCACTCCGACCCGCTGATCGGGCAGTTGGCCTCAAGGTTCTTCAGCGCCTGGATCGCCTTGAGCCGCTGCGGGGCGTCCCATCGCCCGTGCCCCTTTGTGGGGCGCCACGGGATGCCAGCCCCGTCCAGCGCCCTCGCCAGCCGGGCGGCCAGGTAATTCGTCCTCGCCAGGACGAGCCAGTCTTCCGTGGGGTTCACCAGCCCCGCGACGTGCCGCCAGTGGTGGTTTTCGATGCGCCCGTCGTGGTCCGCCGGGGCGATTTTCCGATCCCAGTAGTCCGAACAGTTTTCAAGTACACGCTCCCCGAGTTCGTGGATGGTCCTGGGGCACCGCCAGCTACGCGGCATGATCTTCTCTTTGCAGTCCCCCCACCCCCCCAGAAACAGGTGCGGGTCCGCGCCGGCGAACCCGTAGATGCTCTGCATCGGATCACCCACGATATAGCACCACACGGCGTCTTCTACGAGCCTCCGGCAGACACCATGTAGGAGAGGCGATGCGTCCTGCTGCTCGTCCAGGAGCCACACAGGGACGTCTGGAGGCACTCCCTGGGGTTCGCACCGTTCGCAGCCCTCGACGGTGAAGTGATAGCCGCCGAATCGGGCCAGGAGATCGACGAAATCGCAGCGGCCGTCCAGCCGCTTGACAAGCTCGTACTTCTCGACGATTTTCCGGCAGAAGTCCAAACTGGGTAAATCAGGTAAATAGAGGGAATAGGCGGCGTGAATTTCGGGAAGTCCTATCGTCCGATTGCGGGAACAGTCCCAGAGCGACAGAGCCTTGGTCGCGTCGGTCTGGAGCATGGCCGGCTGATACCAGTCATCCTCGACGTTGGCTCCCCCGCTGCCGTCCCCGAGCTTCTCACTGAGGGCTTCTTCCAGCCACTCGCGGTCCCCCTTCTGTTGGGTGATAAGCTCCTTCCCCACTCCGAGGCACCGATAGCAGATCGAGTGGATCGTTCGGAACCACCCCCCGCGCTCCAGGTCCACAGCCTTGACGCCGTACTTGTCGCCGGCCCTTGACGACGCCTCGCGGCGGGCTGCGCGGGTAAATGAGCAAAACCCCACCTGGAAGGGGTCTTTGTAGGTCTCCAGGGCTAGGTCCATCAGTTCGAGCAAGGCCGTTGTCTTGCCGGTCCCTGCCCCTCCGATAAGCCTGGCAACTTGCACCATCTGGGAAGCTCTCCTCTCTACTACCTATGAGGGGATGCGAACGAAGTTCGACTCGATTTTCGAGTTCGTTCGTAAGTTCGATAGTAAATAAGTTGTTGATACCAAAGGACTTACGCGAATTTCCGAACGAGCGAACGAACTTTTACGGTCATTGCCCCGGCTGAAAGTTCGTTCGTTCGACTCGAGATTTTCCTAACCCTTTTGACTTCAACGACTTATTTACTATCGAACTCAATTTCGTTCGTTCGCACGATTTTCGTAAGTCTTTTGTTTTCAACACGTTACAGGCTATTTAATTTTTGGGTGTTCGTTCGCAGTTTCTATAAAGGGCTGCTAAGTTGTTACCCCCCCTCGTCGCGAGCCCACCTATCTTTAAGCAGGACAAGGGCTTCCGGCGACAGCTTCTTCCATTTTCTTTTCTCAATTTCGAGGGTAGTTACACCAACCTCTTTGAGGACCCGAGATAACTCCGGTCGGGTTATACGATCGGGCCCCCAGTTTAAGTCTGACCAAACTGGGGTAAATAGGAAGATTACTGATCCGTCTTCCATGCGGCAGGGGTGGCCGGAGGAGTCGGGCTTTTCGGCGTCGAGGAGCGGCCGGGCTTTGCTGAGCACGGAGAGAAGTTGCTCCGCGATGACTGCCGGGCGTACCTCTTCGGGTGGGGCTTCTCGGTGTTCTGCGTGGAAGACGCATCGCTCGTAGAGGCCGTCCCGGCGGCTCCAAGCCTTATCGAACGTCTTGGGCAGCGGGTAGTCCGCTTGTTCGAGGGCCTGCACCCGGATCGAGGCCGGCGAGTTCATTTGCTTGGCGTCGAGCCGCAGGAAGCTGCCCGGGGACTTCTTGAATTGCGGGGCGTAGAGTTCGTAGGTGCGAGGCTCCGAGTGGACGATGATCAAGCGGAAGCCGCCGGCTGGCCGGGCCGGCTCCGTCGCTTCGTCCGGGGCGTCCGGGAGCACGTCGTCGGCGTCCGCTGTCGCCCGCCGCTGCACTTCCTTGCTCATGATCGAGCGGAAGATCGTCTTGAGTTCCTTGTCCGCCAGCGGCGGCTTGTTCCGCTCGTTGATCGCCTGAGCCGTCTGGTAGAGGTTCCTGACCGCCTTGCGGCTCCGCAAGTCGCTCGCCTGCCGCAGCAGCCACCCGCAGTAAGACGCCATGTCGTTGTTGCGAGAGCCCTCCTCGACGCCATCGAGAATCTTCTCCCACTCGTCGTCGCTCTTAACGGCGCCGTTCCCGCCTCCGTTTGCACCGACGCCGGCCTCGTTGGCGGATTGCGCGGCCGTGCCGCCCTGCCAGTTCGAGAAGCGCGGGACCACCTCGTCGGGGATCGCGGCCGGCGGTACGTCGTCGGGGTGTGCGAGCCACTCATAGGGCTTACCCGTATCCGGGTGGATTGACGGCGGCAGGATTGAGTACGCCCCCTTGCCGCCTGCCCCCAATCGCACCCGTAGCTTACCCACGTCAACGGTGGCCCCTCCCGGGAGGTCGTCGCGCCACGCTAGAAGGAAGTGCTTCCTGGGGTATCCGCTCTTGGGGTCAACGGAGGACAGGAAGCTAGCAGTCGCCGGCGGCTCCCCGCCGAACAGATTGACGTATTCCCCTTCTTCCTCCTGGCTGTCGCACTCCGCGTCGATGATGCCGCTTCCCTCGCCCATCGGCGCAGCGATGTTCGCGTCGGGCCACTTCGTCCACCACGCCTCGATTTGTTCCGCGTCGGTCGTCGCTGCTTTCTGCCATGCGGGAACCAGGGGCCGCTTCGTCCGGGGGATGCACGGAAAGACCCGTATTCCCATCTCCGCGTAGCCGAGGGCCGCCTCCAGGAACCGGGTATCCATATCGGTCTCCAAGGCTGGAAAAGAGGCCCGGACCCGCTGATGCTTGCAGGCGAGCGGGTCCGGGCTGATCGCGATGCGCCGCTATGGTAGCAGATCGCGAGAAAATCCACCACCTCAGTCCGCGTCGATGCGCAGGCCGCGCTCCGCCATCTTCCTCAGGGGGGTGGTGTAGAGTTCCTCGACCCGCTTGCCCATCGCGGCGTCGAGCGTGCCGACGAGCTTCGCCGTAATGCGGGCGTACTTCTGCCCTTTCACGGCGGTCGCGGGCTCCAGGCCGAGACTGACGACGGCCCGGTAATGCGCCACGGGGAGCTTCTTGATGAACGGCGACACGGCGCGGAGGCTTCCTGGAGGGGCGTTCACCACAAGGGGGAATCCTTCACCCTCGCGGAGAATCATCATTAGCCGCCCCTCCTTGGCCCGCTTGCCGACGCCGTTCTTGCCGGTGCCCCAGCCGAACGGGCCGTCGTCGCCGGTCAACCCCGCCCAGTCGTAGGTGCCGTCGTCGTTGCGGTACGGCTCCAGGGTGGTCGGGTCAATGTCGCCGTAGTAGTCTCCCACCATGCGAGCGGTAATCAAGTCGTTGGTCAGCAGCAACGGAAGCTGCCCCGAGCCCTCCAGTTCCATCGTCGGCCAGAGGACGCCGCGCGGCTGGAAATACACCAGGATTCCAACGATCGCATCGGTGGTCTCGTCGCCCGAGATTCCCGGGATCGTCCAGGTCGTGCCGCCGCCCGTGGGGACGGGGACTCGCGTGAGATCGGCTTCGGTGAAGCCCTCGCCGCGAGTGTTCGCGATGATCGCCTCGCGGATTTCGCTGCCGTCGATCAGCGCCGGGTAACGCTCCGGCTCGATAAGCGCCAATTCATTCGCCATCGGTACTCTCCTGTCGTGAAACGTGAACTGTAAAACGTAAACTGTGAAACGCAAAAAGCGGCCCGTTTTTTCGCGGCCAGCGACGGGCCGGCGCTGGAAGGATAAGGCCGGTCGAAAGGCGGTAACTCCCGGCCCGACCGCTAAGGGGTAGACGTGACCGCCACCGAGACTTGTTCCCAGCATCGCAGCAGGGGTTCGAGTTCCGGCGGCAGTTGTCCGTTTTCTTCGACCACCTCCTTCATGGTTGCTTGGAGCGATTGCGGGTGTACGGAGTCTTTCACAAGAAAGCTCCACGGCGTACCGGCGAGCGTCGTGCAGAGAATCTCCATCGGCACGTCGCCCTTCTTGCCGATCCTCGGCGTACTCCGCACGGTGAGGCGCTTGCCTTCCAGTACGGTTGACGTTTGCCCGAGCGCCTTCATCTGCTCCGCGAGAAGCTGCTCAAGCTCGCTCGCCTTCTTCCTCGCCTTCTTCAACGAGTCCTCCTGCTCCGCGAGATCGCGGCGCAGCGAGAGGTACTGTTGTTGCATCTCGATCAAACCCATCGCGATCGTCCTCCTCCTCTTTGGGTGGGGTCGTCTTCCAATAGTCGTAGCTGCTGATTGGTCCGATGCCCACGGCTACTCTCCGGGGTCTTGGGGCGGCGGGTTCATCACGAAAACCACGGCTTCGAGCGTGTCGGCCGCCGTGATCGCCTTCGTGCGGCCGTCGGCGGTCGGAAGCATCCGGGCCATTACCTCGCACAAGTCGCGAGCCTGCCCGATGACTTTCTGCTCCGTCTTGGTGAAAGTGACGTTGCCGGTGCGGGTGTTGACGTTCATTGGTACTCCTCTTGGATTTACGCCGCCTGCCTCGCCCGCAACGCGCCGAGCACGCTTTCAATCACGTCCCGCTTGGCGTCCAGGGCTTTGTAGACCGCTTCGTCGATCGTGCCGGAGGCGACTAGATGGTAGAACTGCACGCACTTCTCTTGGCCGGGGCGGTGCAGCCGCGCCGCAGCCTGATCATAGTTGCCCAGCGAGTAGGTCGGACTGTAAAACACGCAGTAGCGGGCGCGGGTGAAGTCCACCCCGACGCCGCCCGCCTGATACTGCACGCCCAGCACGTCGATCCCCTCGGGCATCGTGGCGTGCTCGGTAAGGTCTTTCTGCCGCCCGCTCACCTCGCCGTATGTCAACCCAAGACCCCCGGCCACCTCTCGCACGATACGGAGGTCTTGGGAGAACTCGCAGAAGACGACGACCGGCTCGCCGATCAGGTCTTCCAGCAAGTCCTTTAGGAGCTTCTTCTTGCCGTCGTGGATTTCCTGCAAGGCGTCCGACTCGTCGGGTTGCAGGAAGCCGGAGACGACTTGCCGCAGCCGCAGCGTCTTGACCAGTACGTTCGCAGCGGTAACGACCTCGCCGTCGTCCAACGCGGCGATGAAATCCCTGGCAAGGTCGTTGTAGACCCGCAGCGCCTTCGCCGGCAGCGAGAACGCGCGAACGTGATGCTGCGCCTCGGGCAGTTCCAGTACGCTTGCGTCCACCTGATAGGCCAGCCGCCCGAACCGCTCTTGTAGTACGTCGAGATTGCGGTAGCCGGTGATCTGCTGGGGAATCATCGGGTTCCCCCGCACGGCGAAGCTGTACAGAAACGGCATCCAATTACGCCCGAAAACGCGATAATCCAGGAACCGGCACTGTCCGAACACGTCGAGCGGACTGTGCGGCATCGGCGTGCCCGTGAGGCAGAGTCTCCGCTTGCCGCGCTGCGAGAGGCTCGCCGCCAGCCGGGACACCTTGGTATTGTGCGCCTTGACGCGGTGCGACTCGTCCAGGACGATCGCGTCCCACGCCCGGCCCAGGAGGAAATCGCGAAACGCGGGCATGATCGCCGACTCGTAGTTTTGCACTACGGCGATCGGCTCGGGCTCGTTGTAGATTTTCGCGGCGATCTCCGCTTGCCGCTTCGTAGTCCCCTTGTCGAGAATCTTCACAAGATACTCCAGGGGCGCCCACTTGCAGAACTCTCGCCGCCACACCGCCATTACGGACACCGGGCACAGCACCAGCACGCGCTGCGTTTTCCAGTATTTCAAGAGGTCGCACGCGACCCGCGACTTGCCGGTGCCCATCCACATCGCGAGCATCGTCGCTTCACGGTCTTTGGCGAACTGATACGCCGCCTCTTGATGCCGCCAACGGGGCATGGAATCCGCCTTTGCAAGTAGAGAAGACCGGCGCTTTTCACCCAGGCTCCGCCCGACGCCGGCCGTCGTCCGTGGTGTGACTCAGTGATCCGTCACCGGCAATAGTAACAAGTTCTTATTACCCGGTCAATGCCTATTTCGCGTTTTTTCGCGAATCGACCTAAAACGTGCCGGGCCAAGTGTTTAGCTCCTCCTCGTTCGGCTCGATCTTGGGAATCTTCCTCGCTTTTCCGGGTCGCGGCTTGGGTTTCTTGCCGTCCATCAGGCTGTCCAGAGTTACACCAAGGCCGATCGCCAGCCGCTTCGCCGTCGTAAAGTTGATCCCCCGGCGGTTGCCGCACTCGATGTTGCTGATCCCTTGCGGGTGCAGGCCGCATCGTTCAGCCAACTCCGCTTGGGAAATCTTGAGCCGGCGTCGCGTGTTGCGCAGATTTCGCGCGAACACGCGCATCCACTCGGGGCGAGGCTTCCGCTTGAGCGGACCCTTGCGCCCCTGGTATCGCTTGTCGGTTTTCGGCGGCGTCTTATCGAGCGTCACAGTCCACCCTCGTCGGCTTCTCCGGGTTCTGCTTTCAGTAAATAAAAGCCGTAGACTTCCACGTCCCGGCCCTTGAGTTCCTTCTCCACGTCCTCCGCGTGATTCCACCCGCCGCCGGGAAGCTCGCCGTTCAGCGGCGGGCCGTGCGCGTCAGGCCCCCAGGTGTTCATGCGGTAGAACGCGAAGAAGGGGTCGTACATGACGGCGCTGAACCGCATTTGGTGCATCCAGGTCCCGGATGGCACGAAACAGTGAAAGCCCTTCTCCTCGCGGCACTTCATCTTGAAGCCCCGCGACGACGCGATCGTCGGGAAGATGCCCGAGAGGATCGCACGGGCGATTTCCTCGACCGTCGTGAGCCGCACGAAGTTCGCCGGGTTGTCGTGGGCGATCTTCGCAAACTCCGCGTACTCCGCCTGCTCGATCGGTCCCGCGTTGCGGCGGTGCCCCCACTTGTCGGCCAGCGCGCCGCTGTACTTCGGCACGCCCTCGTCGTCGCTGAACAGCGTCCCGTACTTGTTGATCGCCTTCGCCATCGCGGCGCCCGTCGAGCCCGCGCCCGACATGCCCCCGAGAATCTGATTGCGGCCGGTCGCGTAGTAGTACGGGCTGAAAATCGGACGGTATCGCTGCTCCTTGTGCTCCTGGGTGATCTGCCATACGGTAAGCTCCTGGCACGTCCCCGTCGCTCCCTCGGCCACGCAGTCGCCGGTCTCCTGCCGGTGCGTGGGAATCAGCTTGCCGCCGAACAACTCCCGCTGCAAGTCCCAGATAGGGATGTATTTCTCTTTGAGCTTGTCCTCGTCCTCCAATGAGAGGTCGGAGAAGTTCGCCAGCAGGCCGTCCCCGTAGAGCGCGTCTCGGTCGCGGCGCTCCTCGTCGATGCCCCGCCACCCCATCAGGGACCAAGGCGGGTTGTGACCGAACGCGAGTCCCGTGCTCATTGATCTTTCCCCTTCCTAAATAGCCGGGTGATCCTCCCGGCGGCGAAGACCGCCGAAAGCAGCATCCTCAACAGGAGCGCGGCTATCAGCAGCGGGATCGCAAGCCGGTCGTGAAACCACCGCAGCCACGCGCGCATTAACGGACTCTCCAGCGAAGGACTCCCAGAGGCCCCGTGCGATACAGCGGAGCCGGCGGAGCGTAATAGTAGCCTTGCGGAGCAAGGTAGTAAGCCCTCGGCACGCCGTAGTAGGGGGCGGCCGAGAAGTAAGACGGAGCGGAGTAGGTGACTCCGCTTGGCGCACCAGTGTACGCAACTTGCGGTCTGCCGCAGATGGGACAGGTGCGACCAGTATAGGCATACTGCCCCATAGCATCATCGCAGAAGCAAAACCACAGTGCGAGCGCCGCCCCCGCCAGCGCCCAGAACCACGTCCAGAAAGTTTTCTCTCTCATTTCACCGCCTCCAGGCCGGTTGCGACTTCGCTCCAGATTTTCGCGTACTCCGGGAGCGTGTCTAGGTATCCCTGCGCCTTGAGTTCAATTAGGTGCGGCGTCAGGTACGGGTCGTCGAACAGTTCATCCAGCGCTAGCGCGTCGTCGCGGTGCAGTTGCGCCCACGCGAAGGCTTTGTTGGCGCTGCGAAAGTCAGCGAGGGTTTGGACAGAACCCGCCTGGACAGCTTCCAGCAGCAGGCGGATACCACGGGCCCAGGCGTGCGCCGCTTCCGTTTTCCCAGCCCGCAGCCGGCCAGCCGGTACGGCGTTCTGGTACGACTGCGTTACCCACTCGGACAGGGTGACGGACGGCTGGGGTTGTGGGTCGGGGTCGGGTCCCGGCTCGGGGCCGGGATTGGGAGGGTTTGGTTCTGGGGTCTCCCCAACGACGTTGATGATCGCCTGATCGGCGTTGATCCCCGTCCCCCCGGGTACGCCCACCCAAACGAGGTACTTGCCCGGCTTCTTCGTGCGGAACCAGAGGAAGACCTCGCCTGAGATACCGTCGATCATCGTGCGGCACATCGCCCCGTCTTGGGGCCAGTAGACGAGCCGCCCCGTCCCAAGCTGATCGGTCGTTACGCCTGAAATCGTAAGCTGCACGTCGTCGCCCGAGGCGACTTGGGCCGGCGGGTCGGCGAGGTCGATCCCGCCAAACAGCAGGGTGGCCGCTACGATCAGCGAGTAACTGCTCATGTCATGTTCTCCACCGCCTCGGCCATCGCGCGTAGGTCGAATATCTCGTTGCCGCTCAGTTCAATCTGCGAAAGATCGTCGGTTGGCGATAGGTCCAACAGCCACTCGCCCGAGTCCGGGGCCTGCCGGTGCAGGCGGGCATCGCGTACACCGCAGAGCTTGAGCCGAAGGACCCGATCATCGCTCATAGCGTCATGCCTCTTAGCCGCGCAGCTTGCTGAAAATCGCGATCAGCAGCATAACGGCCTTGACGATGATGTCAGGATCGAGCAGCGCGTCCACGACGCCGGCGTCCTGCATCTCGACGACCTGCCGCTTGCACTCGCCGTCGTCGCAGTCGGGACACTCGAACATGATCCCGCCCTGCCTCGCGCTGTTGATGACCGTTGCCAGCAGTTCGGCCACCTCGTCGCTGCAATCGGCGGCGGCGAGCATGTTCTTGCGCAGCCACGGGCCGCTCTGCCCGGCGTCGTCCCAGATCGGCAGGGGCATCACGGGAAACTCGGCGAGCTTCCGCAGTAAGGGCAGCAGCGCAACAGCAATCTTGATCCAGTTCGCCATCTGACGTCTCCCAGGAAAGGTTGTGAAAAAGAAAGTCTCCAGCAACAAGAGTAACAACTTCTTGTAACCCTGTCAACGGGAGTAGAGCTTGACCTTCTTCTTTTTCGCCGTCTTCTTTTTCTTCCTGGGTTCCCAGACATTTACGCCCATGCCGAAGATCGCCAGGATCGACAGGGCCGCCCCTTTCGACATCCCCTGATCCTGCAACACCTGATACACGTCCCGGACGGCCAGGGGGACCGTGTTCTCGCTTACCAGGGTCACGGGCGTCAGTGGCTTGTGCATCGCCGTCTCGCCGCTCACAAGCGCCAGGGCCGTCGAGAAGGCCGGTGAGAGCTTCCTGTCCGCGAACTCATGCAACGCACTGCGGGCCGTCATGCCGCCGTAGGGCACGTCCTCGCCGCGAATATCGACAACCTCCCCGCTGATCCGCTTCGTCTGCCCCGTCGTCAGCCGCCCCAGCAGCGTGCCGACCTGAGCTAACCCCATAGCGGGGTCCAGCGTCGTGTTGCCGAATCGGACCTTCAAGAACGCCCCGCTGCGCGGGTCGAACTCCATCCGGGGCTTGTCCGGGTCGTCGTCGTCGTAGAACGCAGCCGCCGCCAATGCAATCGACCCATAGAACATCGTCAAGCCGCGCAGCAGCTTGGCGTACTCCCAGGCGACCTGCTTACGGGCCCGCCACCCCGCCTTCCACCCAACTCGGGTCGTCCAGAAAGGTTGCGTGCTAAGCATTTGCAGCCGGGACATGACGTACCGGGGCGAGAAGAAGATCGTCGCCAGCGGGACGGCCGCCGCCTCCAGGCTCCCGAAGGGGGTGTCCAGCGGCCCGCGACCCGTGAAGACGTTGACGAAGTTCGCGATGACCTTCCCCTCGGCGTCCGTCACCCCGTTCGGGCCGCCCAGCGCATCGACCATCGCTTCGAACTTCTTCAACCGCATCTCGTTCAGCACGGTAACATAGGCCCGCTCGCTCGCCGCTACGCCCTTCACGTCCAGGCGGGCCGCAAGCCGAAACGGAGCGCCCAGCGCCCGGCCCGGCGAGGAGAACTCCTTGCCCGGCGTCGCCTCGGCCCACTTGGGCACCTGCTTCATCCACCGCCCCATGTACGACTCCTCCTGCCGCCGCAAGGCCCCCTCGGTGACGGTGATCGCCAGCCCGCACCGCTCGGCGAACTCGGTGATCCCGCGAGCGCGTTGCTCCTCCGCAATGTCGTGCTCGGCCTTCTCGGACTTGAACGCCGCCCACATCGGCTTCGCGGCGTCCCAAGCGATCTTCGGGTCGATGAAGGCGATCGCTCCCCCCTGCCGCAGCAGGCCGGATAAGTCGAACGAGGTAATCTGCGACCGCGAGGCGTTGAGCGCGTCGGGGACCACGCCGATGACCTTCTCGAACGTCGTGCGGCGGGCGCGTTCCCACTCCTCCTGTTCCGCCTTGAACTTCGCGAACTCCTGCGCGTACTCCCAACGCAAGTCCTTCTCCTCCTGGGAGAGCACGCGATCCTTCTTGATGGCCCGGGCGTAGTCGCCCGTTGCCCGGCGCTCCCGCAGCTTGACCAGCCGGCGGGTAAGGTCGGCGCGCCACGCGCGGTTCGGGTCGTCCTTGTCCTGCATCACCTCGCGCAGCGCGCGAAGCCTTGCGATTCTCGCCCGGGCGAGGTCCACCTCGGGGGAGGTAATCATCTCGGGCTTCTTGCCCCAGATTTCGCCGCGCTTGAGCTTCTCCTCCATCCGGTCGGCGAGGTTGTTCAGCGTTCGAACGAGCCGCTCGGCCTTCTGCTCGTCGGTCAGCGGCAGCTTGAACGTCTTGTCCCACTCCTTCTTGAGCGCGTCCCGCTGCTCGATCAGGTTTTCAAGCTCGGGGTCGGGCACAAGCTCGGTGCGTTTCTTGACGATCCGCTTCTTGTCGGCGATCTCCTTGTTCATGTCCCGTATCTGATTGCGAATCCGCGTCTTGGCGGCCCCCAGCGCAGTCTTGAGGCTCTTGGCCGGGTCGGGGTCGGTGAATCTCCCCGCCGCCTTCATCCGTTTCTCGTAGGCCTTCTTCTCCTCGTTGACCTCCTTCTGAATGTCCCGCTCCAGGTCGCTCGGCGTCCGGTTCTCGCTGCCAAACTTCGGCGCGGAACGGTCGGCCCTCAATTCGTCCAGTTGCGTCAGCTTCTGCAGCTGGCCCACCACGTCGCGGGTCTGCACCGATACGAGGTCTTTGGGAAGCTCGCGGAACAGCCCCACGCCGGCCAGCGCGTGCCGCGTCTGCGTCTCCGTCCAGTCGTCGCCCATCAGGTCGCTCATATCCTCATGGACCCTCGCGACGGCCTCCTCTCGCAGCGCCTCGGTGACGCCGCTCGGATCGGCGATGCCCATGCTCGCCACGACGCCCCGGAGAATCTCGCGGGCTCGCCGCGTGATCGTGTGCGGCTTCGACTTGTCGATCGACCGCTTGCTGTCGGGCCGCTCGCCTTTCGCCTCGCCCCAGGCTTCGCGGTAGAAGTCCAGGTCGTCCGGGGCGTCCTCGCCGAACTCCTCTTTCACGCTGGAAGTGAACCCGGCAAGCGAGTAGACGCCCTTCGCAACGTAGGCTTTCGCAAGCTCCGCCAGCGCGGCCTGAAGTTCGAGATGCTTGGAAGCTCTCCCGGCGGGATCGTAGGCGAACCCGACTTCGCGGTACTTCGCCAGCGCGTCCCGCACCCGGGCCTTCGCGGCATCAACCCGCTCGTCGGGCGTCGCTCGCCTCGTCCCGGACTCCCGGCGGGGCGCGGCGGCCTTCATCGCTGCGTCGATCGCGTATTTCACCTCCACCGCCTCGACCCGTTTGCGCAGCCCCTCCAGCGTCTCGGCCGTCTTGGCGATCATGTCAAGCTCGTCGGGCGTCAACGATCCGCCCTTCGACTTCTCCGCCATCGCTTTGAGGTGGACGAGCGAGTGGTCGGCCAGCATGAGTTGCTGCCGGGCGACGCCCGCGCGGCCCCAGGCCGTGCCCCCCGCGTCGGCCACGTCGAGAATCCGCGTCAGTTCCGTGGAAATATCCCTCGCCCGGGCGTCCAGCGCCGCGTAGGTCGTGCTGCCCGCCGGCTCCTTGCGCCGCTCCGCGAGCACTTCGTTAAGCTGATTGAGAAGCTGCCGCTGATGGAGCAACAGCGTCATGTTCTCGACGTTCTCGATCGTTCTCGTCCGGGCAGTAAGCTCGTCCACCAACGCACGCCCCGCGTCCTTGTCTCTGCGGAGAATCCCCTCCGCCTCGTCGAGCCAGTCGTCTACGAACTGCCGCTCGGACTCGCGACGGGGCCTCATGCCGTACTTCTCCCGGATCAGGTCCGAGACGGCGTGCTTCGTGCCGGCGAGGTCGTCCTCCGGCGTGACCTCCGGCTTGGGCTCGCCCTTCTTCTTGATCGGCGGCTTCTTTCCCGGCTTCGGCGTCACGGCGTCGGGGTGCGGCGCGAGCCTGTGCCCCCGCGTCGTCGTGCGAATCTTCTCCCAAACGTCGGCAAGCTCTTTCTCGTAGGCTTGCACATGAGGGGGCAGGCTCGCCATGAACTCCGCGAACGTAAGGTAGGCGGCCTTGCCCGTCTTCGCCGAAGCGATCGCGGCGCCCTTGACGACCTGAACGAGCCCATCGAGAATCTCCTTGTTCAGCCCGCCCACCGTCGGCGTCTCGCCCCGCCCCGCCTTGGCAAGAATTGAGTTGAGGTTTGCGATCGCGCCGCCCAAGTCCTCCTTGAGCGAGTCAATCGCCTCTTGCCTCGCTGCGGCGGCCTTCGCTCGCGGCAGCTTGCTCCGAAGTCGAGGCGCACGCGGCTCGTAGGTCGGCTCGGCAGCAAGCTGCCGCTCGATTTCCTCCGCCTCGATCGCCATAACGTCTTCGACGGGAATGTCCTCTACGTCTTGCAGCTTCGCGTTCGCCTCCTCGATCGCCTCCTCGGTAATTTCCTCCTTGGCGAGCCGCTCCGGCTTGTAGAACTCCTCGGCCTTGAACGTGTTTTTCGCGTATTCCTTTGCAGCCTCCAGCACGTCATTGGAGTCCATGCGAGGCACCTCGATCGGCCCTCGCTGCATCAGGTCCCAGAGGGCTTGCGTCCGCTCAATGTCGTCGCGACCCTCCAGGACGCCGGGCGCTTCGTGCTGAATCACGTCACCGACAACGGCGGCGAACGAGGAGGTCTCGCCGGTGAGTTGCCGGCCGATTTCCCGCTCCTTCTTCCGCGTGCTTCGCTTCAGCTTCGGCCCGGACTCGTAATCCATGTTGTTGTTAGCGACCCAGGCGATATCGCGGAACGACAAGCCGGTCGCCTCCACGGTGAGGTCTTGTACGCGGCGAACCTCCTCGGCCGCTTCTCGCATCGAGGGGAACACTTCATCGAGAGCGTTGCGCAGTTGCGGCTCTTTAACGCCCTGCCAGTCGGCGTATTCTCGGATGTTCGCTTCGACCTCGCGGGCCTCGGCGATGATCCGCCGCTTCGCTTTCCCCCTCGTCTTGATCCCCAGCTTGCTCGCCGCCTCGGCCAGCGCGGGGGCCGCCCACTGAAGATCGTTCTTGCCCTGCCACACCCCCTCCGGCTCCTCGACCGGCGGCGCCGGCTTGGGCGGCTCGGGCACCGGCGGCGGCGTCTTGACGGGCGGCGGCTGCGTTGTGGGGACCGGGGCGGGCTGCGCGGCCGCCTCCACTGGAGGCGCTAACTTCCGGGCGCCATGAATCGCCTGAATCTCGCCGGTGACCGCATCGTAAATGTCGTTCGCAAGGTCCCCAAACGATTCGACTACTTCACGCTTGCCTTTATCGGTTAGTCCACTCGCTGGACCAAGTAGGGAGTCTGCGGCAAGCCCCTGCTCTCTAGCCCAAGAATGGTAGAGCGACTTGGCGAGCTTCTCGACGGTTGCGTCCCGGTCAGCGATAGCTCGCGTTCCGTGCTCCGCCAGCATGTAGAAGTTGGCCCCGCCGGGCATAATCGAGAACACATCACGCAATACAAATGCTGCGTGCTTCTCGGCATTTTCTTCGGCAAACCCTTTCATCCCCTTGCTGGGCACATGCTTGGCAAGAAGGGAAGCGACGGGCTTCTGAGTTCGAGTGCATAGGCCCTTTGCGTAAGACTCTTCCTCTAGGACCGCCTCGTCAATTAGCCGGTCTGCTTCGCTGTCGCTCTCGGCTTCTTCGGCTTTAGCCCGCAGTTGTTCCGCTCGCTGGTAGGCTTGCAGTAATTCGCTAGCCGCCGGGGGTGCAGCCTCCGCTTGCTGCCGTTCCTTCTGCTTGACCATCGCGTTCCAGCGCGGCGGGTAGACGCCCTCCGGGACCTCGTTGCGGTCGATCTCGCCGCGCGCAGCCTGCTCGGCAAGGGCTTCGAGGTCGGGCTTGGCGGCCTGTTTCTCGGCCCGCATCTCGTCGGCAAGCTCCGCCGCACGCGCCCGCACGCGGCGATACTCCTCCGGGTCCGTCTTGATGCTGATTCCCGCAATCCGCAGGGACTCGCTGATGTTCTGCCCCTTCTCGACGGCGTTGCGGGCGGCAATCTGCGCGACCGTCTCGCCCTTCTTCTTTTGCTCCTCGGTGACGGCAGGCTGAGCTTTCGGCTCGGCGGGGGCCTCCTCCTCGATGACCGCTACTTCGGCGGCTTCTTCTTTCTTTCTCCTCCGCTCCTCTTCCAGCAGCTCGGCTTCTCGGGCCTGCATCTTCGCTTCCACCGCGCTGCCGGCTGCATTTAGTTCACTCTCCGACACCCGCTTCCACAGGAGTGCGCCGGGATTCCGAATTTTCGTCGGCGTGTAACCCCAAGAGAGAAGCTCTGCGATCATGTCTTCTCTAGACTCAGCCTCATAAACGCCCCCGACCCTGTAGCCGGTCTCGCCTATTGCCATGAATTCGTACGGCCGCCTTACCGCTTCTTCTTTCGCCGCTTCTGATACCGGCCGGCTCGCTTGTCCGCCTGGACGAACTCCCTCGCGACCGCCGGGCTCGGTCCCTTGCCGTACTTCGGCTTCCATCCGTGCGCTACCGCCTGCATGTACTTGTGCTGCTTCTTGCTCTTGCTGGGCATCGGTCCCGGCTCCTTCTATTTGAGTGACTTGTACCGGCGGAGGCTCGGGAGGCGCGACGGCCGCCGGCTGCTGCACCGGCGGAGGCTCGACGCCCATCGCCACCGCTTTCGTAACCTCTCCTTCCAGCCACGCCGACCGCGTTCCCTGGGACGTGCGAGCCTCGGCGGGCGCTCCCCACCGTGCACTGTCTTTGCGGGACGGGCTTTCCCCCGCGAGATACTTCTCCAACATCTCGTCGGCGACCTCGGGCGAGTGCATCGCGGAGAGCGTCACGCGAGGGGCCTCCATCACGCCGACCGTCATCAGCGTTTGCGTCGTAGTGTCCAGCACCGTCTGGGCGAGCGACTCGCGGGACATCGCATTGGGATCGACGCCGGCCATCTTCTTCTGCAAGTTATGGCCGATCTCGGTGATAAGCTCCTCCGGCAACTCCTCTAGCGCCGTAACGCCGGCCTGCTTCAACGCCGACTTGATCGAAAACTCGGCGACCTCCGCCCCGGCCTGCCCGCCGAATAGCTTCTCGACGCCGCCCAAGCCCATCTTCTGAAACAGGATCGCCGGCGCCGCCTCGATGACGCCCTCCCCGACGACGTAGTTCGCGAGGTCCAGCCCGTCCAGCCCGGCGTCCTTTCCCTCCTGGATCGCGCTGTTTAGCTCGATCCCCACCGCCGGGATGATCGCGCCGTAGGCCCCGCCGAGACCGCCGCCGAGAAGCATCGGCGGCAGCGACTCGCCCACGCCCCGCATCCCGCGCTTCAAGAACGCCGGCACGCGACCCTGCGCGTCCCGCTCGGCGGCGGCCTGCCGGAAGGCGTTCGCGACGCGGAGCGTGTCGTCGGCCTCCTCGTTTTGCAGCGTGAGCCGCTGCGCCAGCGAGACGACCGTGCCGCCGAGGCCCATCGCCGTCGTCTCCAGGTTCGGCGTGGCGCTCTCGTCGAGCCGCTCGCGGGCTTGTCGCAAATACGCCTGCTCCTCCCCGGCGATCTCCTCGGCCTCCTCCGTCATGCGGCGGACATAGCCGTTGTTCCGCTCGACTTCCTGGAGGTGCTCCTGCGCCTTGCGCCACTCGTCGGAGATGTAGCCGCCGGTCAGAATGTCTTGCAGGCCGGGGATCGCCTTCCGCTTCGGAAACAGCGCCTTGAGGGCCTTCGGCGCACCCTCCGGCGCGCTGACCGGGATGGGCATATAGGGCATCTGGTACTTCCAGGCCCCTTTCGCCTCCTCGACCGTCTTCGGCGAGGCGAACACCTCGTAGGCGTTGCCGTCCTCGCCGACGAACCGCAGCCCCACGGGAATCTCGCCGGCCTCGACGCCGCGATTGACCTTCTCCAAGTCCAGGTCTTCCGGGAGGGTCGCTCGGAAGTTCGCCCGCGCCCGCGACTCGCCGGTAGGCTTCGCGGAAGCCTCGGCCCGGCCGGGGCCGCTTTGCGGCGGCCGGGGCAGTTCGGCGCTCGCCGCTCCCGTCAGTCGCTTTTTCGGCGCGTACCCCGGCGGAACCTCGGGCATCGTGAGAAGCTGCGGGGTCGGCGCTTTGGGCGACTTTCTCGGCGTGTACCCCGGCGGAACCTCGGGGCGATTTTCCAGCCCTACGCTCATAGCGTATCCTCCCATGCCGCGTAAGCGTCACGCCACGCTTGCTGCGCGGCCGCGTCGCCCGGATTTGCCTTCGCCTTGGCCTGCGCCGCGTCGAGACGGGCGCGGGCGATCTCGGTCGGACTCGGGCCGGGCATCGCCGGCGTCGCCGTCCCCGGCGCGCCGGGACGCCGTATCGCGGCGGCTCCCGCGCCGGTCGGCGAGACTGCCGCCTGTGCGGCCCGCTGCGCCCGCACCCCGGCTTGCGAGTTCGGGTCGATCGCCGGGGCAGGGGCCGCCGCGCCGCCGCCGTCCCCGCCGCCGAAGAAACCCGAAGCGTAGTCGTAGGCCCGGCCGAAGATACCGCGATCCTCCTCGCCGGCCGGCGTCGAGAGCGGGCCGAGACGACCTTGCGGGTCGAGAATCTGCTGCGCCTGGGCGATATGCTCGGGCTTCACCTTGCCCTCACCCCCTTCCCCGGCGGCGATCTGGGCGGCGAGGTTATAAACCGCCTCCACGCCCTGGGCCCGTCGCTGGAACCCTTCGTGCTGCTTCTCGTCGTCGGTCTTACCCTCTTTCGGCGTGGGCTCCTCGTAGGGCTCGAACTTCCCGTCGCCCTTGTCCACCAGCCCGTACTTGTCCCGCAGGTCGGCGGCCCGCTGCGCGGATTGAGCGTAAGCCTCGTCCTCCGCCTTGCGGCTGCGAACGGACGCGGCGAGGGCCTGCCGCATCTGGCCGCGCAACTGATCCTTCACCTCCTCCTTCTCCTCGGGGCTCATTGTCCGGTTGGTGCTTACGTCGTCCCAGGCGGCTTGCAGGTCGTCCCACTTCTTACGAGCGCCCTCCGTCGCGAAGCCCCGCTCCCCCGTCTGGACCTCGTTCCACAAGCGAGAATACATCTCGCGGTTCTCGGCCTCCGGGAGAAACTGCGCCGCATATTGCGTACCGTACTTTCCGGTCATCTCCTCGCGCGCGGCGGCCGTCGCTTCGCGGCCCGCCTGGGCTTCGGCGGCGGCCTGTTCCCGTTTCGCCTGAGCATCGGCGGCGGCTTGGCTGAACTTGTGCGCCCGGCGCTGCGTCCGCCTCGCGTTGCGGTCGATGTAGCCGTACAGCCTCTCCTGCCGCTGGGCCTCCATCTGATCTTCAAGCTCGGCGTCGAACTGTGCCTGTTCCTGCCGGCGATTCTCGTCAATGTCGGCCCAATCCGTCTCGTACATCGCCTTGCCGATATGCTGGCCGATCAGCGACATGCCGAGTTGCTTCGACGAGGACGGGGTCTTGCCCAACGGCTGACCGTAGGGCATCTGGTATCGGGTTCGGTATTTCGCCATGTGTGGCTCCTTTGTTTAACCAGCGGCCCGCTGCGCCTCTCGCAGCTTGCGCCGTTCCTCGCACGGCAGTCGGACAGGACCGCAAAGGACCTGTACGAGCGCGTCGATCTTGCGGTTGGTCAAGTCGGTCTCCGGCAGTTCAAGCAGGGCGTCAATTTGGTCGATAATATCCCACATCGTCGTTGCGGAGCAATTCCGGCGCGGCGGCTTGGGCGACTGCCTCCGGTGGACGTAATGACACACCGAACACTCCCACCGCTCGTTCTCGTTCTCCTGAAAGTCGCAGTTGTAAGTCATGGCGTAAAGTAGGTTCGCGTGAGTTCAATATTAACGGCGGCCGCGTCGTCATCGCCTTCGCAAAAGCTGCCGCAATTAGGAGACAAAAAGTTAAACCACCCCTCCGGCTCAATGATGATCGTGGCTTTCGGATCGCCCGGAAAGATTTTGCGCCACAGATAGCCCTGAGCGAACCCGCCAAGCGTCGGCGACCCGAAGAACCACCCGACGGCCAATCTTGCCCGGCATTGATTCTCCGTATAGCAAGAGAGCGCAAACGCAGCGCCGAAAAGATAATTGCTGAACAAACATGGACAGTAGATTCCACTGTTATCGTAGTGCCACTTGCAGATTCCGTCGTAGGTCATCACATAGTCGCCGGCGAAGTCGCAGTCGGTCCAGTATGGATCGCAGTCGCCCACGCCGAAGATTTCGGGTAGTGTAAACTCCCATTGAGTATATATCGCCGACCCCTCGTAATCCATGCAATCGAGGCATGTCTCGCACTCCCCGCAGCAGCATCTCCGGCGTCCCATGTTAAGGCGCCTCGCAGTCCAGCGAGACGCACTCGTAGATAACACTGTGCTCCCACGATCGCCTCGCCTGGAATAGCCCCGTCGCTCCGGCGGGCGCAACGGCGTCCGGGTACGGAACGCCGTACCTCCAGTCGATGCCGACCGCCGAGGGGTCTTCCTCGTAGTCCCAGTCGTTGCCGTTTTCGTTCCAGGTTCCCAGCCGCAAATCGAAAACAATGCCACGGCCGGGGTGGGCTCCGTATATCTTGCCGCCGACGAGGTTGCCGACCGTCCAGTGGCGGCCCGCGACGTTCATGTCCTGCCAGAAGATCGGCCTCCCCTGAGCGTCGTAAAGCTGCTTGTACGGGTACTCGTCGGGCACGGGCATCTCGGCAACGGTCTGCGAGAGTCCGTCGTCGTCGGTGCGCTGACTCGTCACCGTGTCGCCCAACTTGCCGCTCATGCGAGCCGCTACGATCAGGCAACCGTTGTAGTAGGGCGGGTAGATTTCCTCGATCGCCCCGTCCACCGTGCGAAGCTGATGCTGCACCTTCTCGATTGTATGCTCAATGTCGGGGCCGCCCGGATTAGCGAGGTCGGGCCAACGGACCTTCTCGACGACCTCGCCCGCGCCGTCGTCATGCTCCGCGTCCCGCAGGTCGAACGGGCGGGCGACGTTCACGTCCATCTGGTAGCCGTGAATCCAGGGATTCCAGCCCTCGCACTCCAGATATTCGTTGTAGACCGTCTTGACCCGGAACACGCTCATCCAAGCGTGTTGCGGCAGGACGCCGATGCTGGACGGGCCGGCGGTTTGCGGCGGGATCGGCGTCCCGTAGAGGCTGGGGACTTGCGTGCGAAACGCAGGGGCGGCCGCTCGGCGTCGTTCCAGAACCATAGCGACGCCTCCTTACTGTGCGACCCACTGAGTAGCGCCCGCGTCTCCCATCGCGAGAATCATCTGAGCGAACTCCTGCACCTCCGGCTTCATCCATTCCCGCTCGCCCATCGCCCTAAACAACCCAACGCAGAGATTGTTCCGAATGTCAAGCTGCATCTTGTGCAGTTCGGTCTGGGCGGCCTGCTGCTCGGTCAACCCGGATGCAAACTGGAACCTCGCTCGCATGATATCCTGCAAGACGCTCTTGCGAACATTGGTGAGGTATTCGCCCTTTTGCAGCGTCAACCGCGACAATTCCGTCAGTCCCCGCGTATAGGAATCGAGGTAGCTGTACAGGCTTCTAACGATCTTGCTTCTCGCGTCGGCGGCGAAGTCAACGTACTGCGTCCGTGCGGCTTGCAGAGCCTTCGCTACGTCGAAATCGACGTGGCGAGCCGCCTCCAACTGGTCGCCCAAGCGGAACGAGTTGTCGGCCTCCTTCGCGTAGGCCCCCATCTGCGCGGAACGCACCCGCTCCAGCATCCCCTGCAATTTCACCGACACGTCGGCTTTCCATTGGCGGACCTGCATCTCCGCTTCGCGTGCCTTGCGCAGCGCGTCGGCCAGCTTGTAGTAGTGCTCCGCTCGCCAATGCTCGTTCTGGAGGTCGGCCTCCCTGGCGGATCGCAGCATCGCCGCCAGCTTGAGTACGTTGTCCATCTCCTGCCGGTACACGTCGAGCGTCGTGGTCCGCACCCGGACAAGCTCCGCGAACAGCTTGAAGGAGTTGTCGGCCCGCCACTGACTCATGTTCTGCCGCAAGGCTTGCAGCCGCTCGTACCCGTCGGCGACCGCCTTGCGGGCGTCCTGAGCCCAATCGAACGCGGTCGTCGTGAGAACCCGCTTTTGTTCCAGCACGGCCATCTTGGCTCGCAGCACGCTGTCGCGAAGCCCGGCGATCGTCTTCTCCACGTCCATCGCGTGCTGGAACAACTTCGCCGACCACTCCGCCTTCCACTGGATCGAAGCCTCCTGGAGCTTGTAGAGATACTGCTTGCCGGCGAGCGTCTTGTCCCGCACACTGGTCAGTTCCGCGTACAGGCGATGTTCGTGTTCGATCTTCTCGCGGTTCAGTTTGTCGCGAAGCTCGGTAAGCTGCTGGCCTCGCTCCCGCGTGTTGCGGGTCGTAACGTCCGTAGGGATCGTCGAGGAGTAGAAGCCGCGATCCACCAGGAGTTGCATCTCCTTTGTCAGTGAGTTGTCCCACCGCTCGTTGATTCTCGCTTGCTCAGTCGCGTCGAACGCAACCAGGAGACCGCGAGTCAGTTCGGCGTGGGTCTCGTAGTCGGACAGGTAGAGGGCGAGAACGCCGTCCACGGCGCTGTCGTGCGGCCCGAGGGCGGCTTCCAGGTCGGCGATATAGCCGGCGATCCCGCTCTCCAGGCTAAGAAGCTCGGCCTCCATGTTGCCGATCGAGGTCGTTATCTGGCCGCTGTACGTCGTCTGGGCGGCATCGGCCTCGTCCGCGATCGCCGTCAATGAGGAAACCGCAACGGCGGCGGCGGCTTCAAGCTCCGCGATCTTCGCGAGATAGCTCGTCGCGTGACTCTCCAGCGTATCGACCGCAGAGTCCTCCAGCGAGGCGACGAGCGCTCCGTGCGTATTGTAATCGTCCTGCATGGCGGTAATCACCGCTTCGGCGAGCGACTCGATCCCCGTGAGGTTCGACTTACTGGCGTTGTAGTCGAGCACCAGCCGGGAGATTACCCCCTGCGCCTCGGCGATCGGACTGGCGAGGTCGTCCTCCAGGTCCGTTACGTCGGAACCCATCTGGTCGGAAAGCGCCAGCGCGGCGGCCTCCAGCGCGGCAAGCTCGGCGGCCTTGCTGTCGTAGTCGGCCCCCATTACCGAGATAACGCTCTGGACGGCGGCCTCCAGCCCGGAGACCTCGGCGCTGAGCGCGTTGTAGTCGGTGACGAACTGGGCGGCGAGCCCTTCCACGTCGGAGGCG